TTTTAGTCTTCTTTGCATTACCTATTACCCTATCAGACTTTGTGTAAGCCTTGAAAAGCCAATCATAAAGCTTTAAGTCATTTTCTTCAATTTCCGGAGTCTCAAACTCCTCTAACCATTGGTTTCCTTTAGAACTTGTTCTGAAAGTGGTAAATAGGCTATCAGACTTCCTCTTTAACTTTACTTTAACCGCTAACCCCTTGGTTTCAAATTTTTTAATTAGCTCTTCACTTAAGTTCTTTGCCAAATATTCACTTAAATCTTCTGATTTATTTTGCTTTATTGCTAAAAGCACTCCCATTTCATTGATTGTTATATCTCTTGAATCTAATATTTTAAAGTTAATATACATCTTCTTCAAGTATAAATATTAAACATAATACAAAGCCTACAGTAGGCCACCCCCAAGCAAATATGTGAGTATTACTTGCAATAAAATCTATAGCCTCTTTAAAAGCTCCGTTCAACCCAAGGAATACAAGTACTATAGTTAATACAATGTAAAACTTAAACCAATATAAAGTGTATAGATTCTTAACTACATCTAATACATATTCCCATTCTTCTGGCAAGTTAGATTGCCTTAATAAATACTTTATAAAATCTCTCATATTAATATAAATCTTCTGAGTACAGTGAAATTGTTGATTGCTTAATCTGACCATTGTCAAAAGCTATTTGAGCAGCCTCTTCCCTGCTTACAAATCTATTTTTTGAAGTTAAAAAACCTTGTTCATTCTCTCCACTTTCAGCATCCCTAAGTCCGGTTATCGCACATTTTGAATAAATGCATTGGCCATGCCTGTGACCACTAAAAACTAAACCTGTAAGACAATTTTTAGGGTTTGCATGCTCTTGAATCTCTTTTTTCAATTCTAACTCCTTGTACCACACTGCAGCACAAAGTATATACTCTAGTTTTTTTTCTATTTACCTGTTGATCCGTATCCACCATTTCCTCTTTCTGTTTTAGTTAATTCCTCTACCTCTTCAAACTCAACTTCAGGGTAGGGTAGAATAAGTATTTGTCCTACTCTATCACCTATTGAGTATTGTTCTGTAAGCCCTAGATCTCCATTTATAATACCAGATTTTACATCATCACTAAGTTTTGAAAAGTTATCATTTCTAAACTTAAAAGAAACCTCTCCTCTATACCCACTATCAATTACTCCTACTGAGTTTGTAAGCCTTAAATCAGTGTTTGATAGAGACGATCTAGGAAATAGTAACCCTACATACCCTTTAGGTATTTCAAAGGCTAATCCAGTACCATAAATTACATTTCCTTGTTCGTCTATACGTTCACTTACAGCTGTTAAATCCATTCCAGCATCTCCGTACCTAGCATAACTAGGTACTACACTGTTTGCGTGAAGCTTTTTAATTTTTACTTTTAATTTTGATAGAGATTCTTCTTTCTTTTCATGAGAAATTGCTAAATACCATGCACACCAATAACCTCTCTCCTCTTCCACATTTGCCCAATTAAAAGCGTCTCCTAAGCTATCAGTAGTTTTATTCCAATTTTTATCTGCATCTCTTTGATGCTCTAATGCTTTTTCTTTAACTTCTTGTGGTAATTCTGATATTTTCATTTTTTATATTTTTCAAACCAATTAATTTTATCTTCTATTAATACGCAATTACAAATACATAATATATTTTTAACTTCTTCTTCACTATACATTATTATTTCAGGTGCTGACCATCTATTGCATTCTGACCAATAATCTTCCTCTTCATTTGTATTTCGCCAATCAAAAGCATATTCTAAATTGTCTGTTGTTTTTTCCCAATTTTCATCAGCATTCCTTTGATACTCCAATGCCTTTTCTTTTACCTCTTGTGGTAATTCTGATATTTTCATAATTATTTGTATTTAATGTTCCATTTACCTATTATACTTTGCATATCACAAAACTCACATCGGTAAAAAATAATTTCATTTATCCATTTAAAGTTAGCAACTAATAACATTTCTGGATTGTTAAATACGCTGTGAATGATTTTATAATTTGGTTTCATAAGTTAAAGATTAAAGATTAAACGTAAAATAAATAATATAGCTTCTAATGCTGCCCAAATAATTGACATAACGAACGCTCCTAATATTAACGTCCCTAAAATAAAGTTTCTGTTTTTTATAATGTTTTTATTTCAAAAATATTTTAAGAGTCCTGCCGTCATCTTGTAATTGTATTTCTACTTCTCTAGCGTTATAGTGGGTGTATGCTCTACCATTAAAAGGTGGTGAGTGTTGTATGACTTCTACTCTGTTTACCTCACTATACATTCTTTGCTCTGCTAATTCATCAATTGTTTCTTTTACCTCTTGTGATATTTTCATATTTTATCCTTTTGGATTACAGTTAATACCTCCAAATAAATAATTTGATACTCTGTCGTATATTTTTTCTAGTAAGCTCATAGGCTTAAAATCTGTATAGTGAAAGTTTGACCAATAATAAAACCCCTCTAATGTATGCTCCCAATTAAAAGCACGCCTTAAATTATCTGTTGTCTTATCACAATCCGAATGTTTTTGATACTCTAAAGCTATTTTTCTTAACTGTTGTGGTAGTTGACTTATTCTCATAGTATTTGTTTTTTACAAATGTAGTGATAATATTAATTTATAACTACTTTTTCTCTTAATAATTTTTTAAATTCTAACCTCTTCTCTAAATCTAGCATTTCCCATCTTTGCAGTAAATCTCTAACTTCTTCAGAGAGTGCTTCCTTTGGACTTTCTGATATAACTTTGTCTTGACTATTGCTCATTAAAAAAACATTCCATTTTTCCAATCGATATTTGACATTACTTCTGGAAGTTCTTTTTCTAATTCTTCACCAATCCTAAATGCAATATCTTGAACTTCTTTTTGAGCATGGTGATCGCACCTAACATTTAAAAACCCTAACAAATCTCTTAAAGTCCCTGTAATGTGTATTGTAGTTTTAGTACTTAAAGGTAAAATGTCTCTTGCACACTCTTTAGCTACTCCTGCTTCAACTAGATAAGTATATAGTTTTTCTGTTTGTTCTAAGTGATATGAAATCATATCTGAAGCCTTAACACCCATATCGTTTAACTCTGGATCAAAAGATTCTGTACTACTTTGTCTATTAGTAGGATGCTCTGCTCTAATATCTATAGTTTCAAATCCTAAAGGCTCTGCATATCTTAATGACCACTCTTGACCATTAAGGCTCCTATGCCTGAAGATTTGAGCTGAAATACTACGTCTAGTTTCAATTTTAAATCCGAAAGATATGTGCTGTAATGGTGACCAATGCTTATTATCCATTAAGTACTTTACTAACTTTCCTTTATCCTCTTTAATTGTACCATGCCTAGCAATTGCTGCAATTATTGCATTATTATCTAACTGTCCGTAGGAGCCTACTCCTACTGTTTTCGAAATTAATTCTGTTTTCATTTAATTTTTTTTTAAATTCCTACTTTAGCCCATCCAATACCCTGAAAAATTTTATCAAATCCAGATCTAGCTATTTTATGTTTAAACTTATCAAATAATTTTTCATTTGATGTATATTTTACGTAACTCTGCCTTATTTCAATCACATCAAGTTCTTTTAGTTTTGTATTAGGGTGATCTTCTCCTTTTAATGAAATATGATTATCAAAACAACCATTTTTAACAGCATGAATCATATTTTCAGACCTACTACACCACTCTAAGTTAGATATTCTATTGTCCCATTTAATTGTGTTTTTATGGTTAACTTGTTCTAAGTTTAAATTATTGGTCAAAAAGTGTTCTGCAATTACCCTATGCCCTAAAAAGTTATATCTAACTTTATTGACATATAGTATAAGTTGAATATATCCATTTGAGTAATAATTATTTTTTAAAAACTTACCCTTACAAAATTGTTCAACTCCATTATTTCTTGTAAGCCTTCTGTCCTTACTTTTAAATCTACCTAAAGAACTGACTTCATAGTATTCTTCAAAGTTTTTTATAGGTTTCCAAATTTCTGAAATTAATTCCTCACTTGTGAATACAAATTTCATTTTTCTTAATTCTTGTGTTGTCATTTTACTTAAAATATAAAGTTAAATTAATTTTACTAATGCTTTTCAAAAAAGTAAGGTATTGCTACTTTAATATTTTCCTCCCTACTTATATTATAAAATCTAAATCCAGATTTTGAATTTTTAAAATTAGTTTTTACCCAATTTGATGGAGGTGAAAATGCAGGATAATTGTAATAATGAAAATCATTACTAGTTGTGTCATCATAAAGTCCTCTATGGCTGTCACCTTTAGAAACTTCAATATAGTTTCCATTGTACAAGTTATTTTCCTTGCAATACTGATCTAACTTTTCTATTTGAACTGGGTCTAAAAAAGGTTTAAATCCAAATTTATTTTCCCCCATGTCTTTTCCGTGAGTTATGACAAAAGTATGTTTGTCTACAGAATAGTTGTCAATAAATTTCTTAATTGTGTTCACTTTAACTCTATCTGCATACTTTACTTCTAAAATTCCCTTTACTGCAGTTGAAACAAAATAGGAAAATACTCCAGAGTGATTGTCATTCGTTATATCATTACATATAATAAGTTTATAATCTTTTAAAAGTTCTTCAACCAAAGTTATTTTAAACTCAAGCCCTAAATTAAAAGCCTCTTTGTCATTCATATTTTGAGGCAAATGATGTCCTTTTCTAGTCGTTTCAGCCCCGAGTCCATCCATGAAATCGCCAAGCTCATCTATATAAAGTGTATCAGAAAATTGAAAAGTTTTTACATGCTCAATCATTAATGAAAGTCTCTTTAATGACTCTTCTTTATCCCACTTTCCATTATACAAAGCATCTCCATCTTTTCCTTGAACGTTCATTGCTAAATGAGTATCAGTATAAACTAGACGATCAAACCAATCTTTTTTAAGATAGCTTTTTGGAACTATATTTTTATGAATTGGTTCAATAAATTTCTTTATAATGTCTTCAATACTTTCCTGAATTTCTTCAGATTCAAATTCATCTAAAGTTTTAAAAGCAATATTATAAACCATATGAGCCTGATTGTGGCTTACAAGTTTTGAGCTTTTTACAGTATTAATATCCAGTCCGTACTTGATGCAATATTCTTCAATTGAATAATATTTTTGCATTTCATTTGACCATGCAGATGGTAAATTAGAATTACTACTTTCATACTGTGCCGTTTCTGTCACGGTTTCATTTTCAAAATCATTTATATCTGATACTTCAGAAATTAGGTATCTTGAAACTCTATGTCTATATTTTTCTGAGTATTCAATACCTTGTTCGCTACAAGCCATTTTAACAGCTTTAGTTATATTATTTTCCTTCTCGTAAAATTCTAATGCTTTTTCAATGTTAAATTCCATAGATTTGTTTTTTGTTTATTATAAGTACATGTTGTTTACCTCTTCCTTTGAAACTGGAAGCTCTTTTATTTCATTTCCAATTTTTTGATTTTGAATAAATTCTAGTTTAAAACGTGGCTGTGCAATCATTTTTTCTGCAGGTAAATCATTAAACCTATTGAAATTCATTGTTGTTCTAACTCTATGTAAGATACCCGAAATTGTACCTATTCTAGGCATGTGCAATTGCTTTTTGTCTAGTATTGATTCATACATAATTTCAAAGAGAGCGTCTACAATTTCGGTCGTTTGGATAATTTTAAAACCAGTTCTTTTTGAAACTAATCTTGATAGCTCCTTACTGCTAATGCTTTCATCTGGTCTTCTATGTCTCAATGATTTGTACTTTCTTGTTTCTTCTTTTTGAGCCTGTAATTGTTTTTTGTTAAACATATTTTATTTATTTATTATTAAATTTTATTTAAAAACCAATTTCTTGATTTTTTTGCTATTGCAGAACTAACTGCTTTTACATTTAGTTTATTTAAAACTATGGTGTCAATCTCTTCTTTTAAAACATCTTTTACTATCCATTTTATAAATTGTCCTATATTCTTTGATTCAATTTCAATATTATTTTCTATTAATGAATTTATGCCTTGATTTAATCTATTTTCAGAAACCGAGTAATTAACAAAGTTTTTTAAGCCTTCAATTTCTTCAATGGTGACTGAGTTTAAAACTTTTACTTTAGAAGAAGAGTGTTTTTCTCCCTTTGATTTAAATTTATAATCTTGGTTGTCAACTGATGTAAAAACTATTCCTTCCCCTATTCCATCAATTCCAAAATAATCACCAACAGGACAATTTTCTTCAACTTCCATTGTTAATTCAATTAATTTATTTTGAATTAATTCAGGATGGTTAAAATCAATTTCAATATAGTATTTTTTAAATTGATTTATATTATATATTCTAACATCATTGTCTTGAACGCTTAATGGTAATTCCACCCATAGGTCATCAACTTTTACACCAAAAATTACAAACATTTTTTCAAGTTGATTTAATGCAACCCCCCTTTGAATTGATCCCCCGCACCACTCTCCATACAAAACACAACTTTCATTAAAAACAAATTCACTAAAAAGTTTTTCAACATTACTTTGAATTGACAACATACTTAACATAAATCCTGCATTGTCTTTTTCTATAGATAAAACTCTTTCTCTTGATTGATGTTCAATTCTACCATCTAAGTACTTTACAATGCCTGCATTTGTACCATGAAGTTTTACCGTTCCTTCAAACTTTAAAGTTGGATACTCTCCAATGTATGATCCCTTATAATCATGTTCATACCTAACATTTTTTACAACACTTCTAAATTGTTCAATACTTGGATACTTTTTCATTTTATTTATTTATTAGTTATCGTTCCACTTTTGGATTAATGCATTCATTTTTAAAACTTCTTTTTCATCTATATCAATGTCAGATTCTATTCCTATAAGGTCTTTTATAAAAATTTCTGCTGTATTTTTCTTACTTGGATAAACCTTATTTTTTAAAATACTTATTTCAGCCAAACCAAATTTTAAATATTTGTCAATCAAGTCTTGAGTCATTAACTCATTTTTTTCTAAATTAAATAACCTATCAGTAAATTCGGTTTTTTTAACTAATAAGTCTGAATTTCCCCTTTCTTCTGCAAGCTCTACAAGCGTAGAGTAAACAGTTGTTGCAAACAATTGATATAACTTCTCTGCAAACAAAGTGGCGTGAGGTGTACTATACACAACCTCTAGTGCAGACATCATATTTTCAAGACCCGTTAATTCAATGGTCTCATAATAGGTTATGTCACACAATATTCTTACATTTTTTGAAACATGGTCAATAAAAAGTTCATCTTCAAAAACTGCATCTTTTTTGAATCCATTGGTTACATAAGATTGTAAGTTTATAAGAAGTGAATCTTTAGTTAAATTTTTATCTTGAATTATTAAGAATTTATACTCATTAATTAAGTCAAAAATCTCTCCCTCTTCCATTGGATTTTTAAATACAATTTCACTATTGTGTATTTTCTTTGCAATTCTTTTGTGCATCTCTAATGGTGAAGAATCAACGTATTTTAACCCCGCCTTGCCCTCATTTACCCTTTGAAGGCAATAGTTGTTTACCCAAAGATTTGAAGCCTTTATGTCGCCATTAAAATACTCTAACGCATTTTTAAATACTCTACCTCTACTATACAATTTTTCCATAATTTATTTTATTTAATTGATGTTATTTACGAGTTAGCGGATATTTTTACCTTGTTGGTGTTAGAATGTCCCTTATACTATATCTTAACTCATCTTGTCCGTTATCAAATCCCTCTCTATAACTAAAAGCACATTGATATCGAATCCAAGCAAAAAGCTTCGCTTTATCTTCTTCTTTTATTCCTAGTTGTTTTATTAAGTCTCTATCTGTTTTTATGTTATAATTTTGTAATAGTTCTTTTTTTAGAGCGTTTATTTCCTCAGATTTACTTCTTTTTTCTTCTTTAGGCATCCATGCATCATACCCATCGTTTCCGTCTTTCATTTATTTATTATTTTAAAATTATCTCTCATCACATTTACCTGAACAAGGTCTTTATAGTACGCCAGTAATCCTATTACTTCATATTCGGAAAACCCATCTATTTTTATACTTGTAATAATTCCTTCTTTTGTCTCCTCTTGTTTTATTATTATTTTTTTTACTATATTCATATTTTATTTATTTTATTTATATATTAATAATCTTGAATAATATTTTCCAAACTCTTTTACATTTTCTAAATAATGTTCATTTTGCATTTCTTCAGCCTCATTTATCTCTGACTGAATGTTAAGTTTTGCACCTCTGCGATCTGCAACTTTTTTTGATTTAACACTTTTTTCCATTTCTGAAATAGAACGATTTCTTTTATCTGTTCTTTGGATTCTTTCAACATTTGGTCTCATAATTTTTAATTCTAAATTTAATACTATTTTTGTTTATTTATGCGTAATTCATCTTTGACTCCACAACTATACATTCACTTTCATTAAATTCTCTTATACAATCATGAGTTAATTTAGTACTCATTGCTAATGCTTTAGCAATATCCCTTCCAGTTACTCCCATTAAATATAATTCAATTACTTGTATTTTTCTTGAATGACTCTTTGTGTTTTTAGGTCTTATTCCAGATATTATTTGAAAAATTTGACTTTCTGTAAAATATATCAATAGTCCAATTTGCCTTCCCTTTATTTTGTTTTTTGAAACGTGCTTTGACAAAGTGCTTTTGGGTACATTTGTTTTTTCCGAAATTTCATTGTAATTATATACTTTCATAATTTATTTTTTGTCGCAAAGTGTTTTGCTAATGCAAACATATAACCTTTATTTGGATATACAATTTTAAAAGTCATATTTTTTTAAAATAAAAAACCCCACAAAAGTGGGGAAAGTTTATATGTAATCTGTATTTTCTAAAAGAGTTTTATGTCTTTTATAATCAGCTAATTTATCAGCCATTAAGTTACCTATAATATGCATATCTTTTTTTAAAGCTGCTTTTTTTATAGGGTCTTTTTCTTTTTCTACTTGATGAGAACGTATGTGATTAATTTTAAAAGTTAAAAATGGTCTAATCCTTAAAGATTCAACAACATTTTTCCAAAGTTTTTGGTTCTTAACGTTTCCAATAGAATTAATCCAATTATTTTCAATCCACTTTTCAAGCCTTTTTTCTGTAAAAGATTTTACTACATACTCGCTATCAGAATAAATAGTTAAAGAAATACTTTCATCACTTAATTTAGGCATTGCATTTATGGCAAAAAGTAAGGCACATACCTCCATTTCCCCCGTTTTAGCTTGTTTAAAGCCTAAAGAAAAAGCTTTGGGGCTACCATATAGATTTGGGAAATAAGTGCCAAATCCACCCTTTCCTGCATCTTTACCTGCCACAGATGCACTCCCGTCTGTATATGCTATAAATTCTTTCATACCTATTTTTAATTAATTTATAAAACCATCTAGCCATAAACAAATGTACATAAAAATTAACAAAAAAGTTAAAATGGTAAAAATAATTTTTGAATCAACTATTGTAGAATTTTTGTAAAAATAACAATCTGCATGAGCAATACAAAACTCATTTCTACTTTTTATAAAAACATTCATTGCATCTAATTCACCTTTTAAAGAAATGTCATACAAAACAATAAATGATTCAAACTGAATTTCACCTGTAATTGTGTCAATTGTATAGCCTTCACATATACCCTTTTTTCTTTTTAAAACTACAAAACCTTTTAAAATCCTATCGCTGTGTAAATCTTTTACAATGTAGAATTTATTTATCTCAATTTTTTTTACTTTTTTCATAATTCCTATTTTTTTATCAAAGATATAAAACATTTTTATATATGCAACTATTTTTTAATTTTATTTTCTAATCTTTTTGCAGCTAAACTTTTTTGTAATATTTTTTGCATCACCATTCTCATACCAGATTTTTGAGCCACAACGTCAATGCCCTTATTTACTGCCTCAGTGTTTGCTTCTTTGCTGGCTAACATTTCCCACATTTCTTTATCTATAGAATCATCGCTTAACATATACCTTATGGTACTTGGTTCACTTTGTCCCGATCTATCTAGTCTACCAATTGTTTGTTCTAAATCCGAAGGTCTCCACGGTAATTCTAAAATTAACATATTTGAACAAACTTTTTGTAAACCATCAACTCCAGTTCCCGCACTTTGAATGTTTGCAAACAAAAAAACTTCATCATTATTTATCCATTCAGTAACAATGTCTTGTTTCTTTTTTGAACTTATACCTCCTGCAATTAATTTACTTTTAAATTTTTCTGATAAATAATCTAACTCTTCTCTATGAATTCCAAAGACTAATAATTTTTTACTTCCAAGTTTCCAGTCTTTTAAAAATTGTTCTATCGCTTGTAATTTTCCAACAATAGATAATTTTCTAAGTACGCCCAATGCAACTAGACTTTCAGCTTCCATGGCTCTTTCTGCATCTTCATCGCCTTTAGTTTCTCTAAGGAATTCAATAAGATTTTCAGATGCATGATTTATATCCTTAATGTTTGTAACTTTTGTTTTTAAAATTATTTTTGTTACATCAGGCAATTCACTCATTACTTCCCTTTTCTCTCGCCTTAAATAACAGTGCTCTCGAAGCTTATTGTTTAATTCAATAGTATTTGTTGCTCCACTATAAACAAGCCCAAATTTAGACTGATATGCGCCACAGTAGCGGGTTATAAATTGCTTCCAATTGTCTGCAATTAGTTTTTCTTTTTTTATTATAACCAATAAATTCCATAATTCAGAAGGTTTTGACATTACTGCAGTTCCTGTTAATAGTTGAATTATTGCATCACTTTTTTTAGTCATAAGTTTTGCAGCCTTACTTCTTTGTGAAGATTCTTCTTTTAAAAAATGACCTTCGTCAAAAATAAACATTTTCCAATTAATATCTAAAAGTTCTTTGAATTTTACAGTTGATCCTGTTCCAGCTTTTTTACCTAGTATGTCATAATTTATAACTACAACCTCTGCATCCCAATTATTTTTGTGCTTTGATGTTTCCTTAGACTCTATGATTGATACTGTTCTTTTTTCACTAATTATTTCTAACCATTTACTTTTCCAATCGTACTTTATGGAAGCAGGGACGACAACCAAACACGGAAAAGATTTTGTAGACTCAGCATAAAGTATTGATTCCAATGATTTACCAATTCCAACGTCATCTCCATTTATAAAATTAACTTTGTTTAGTCCATAATATAAAGACTCAACTTGATAATTTCTAGGAGTATATTGAAAATTAAGATTTTTACAAATATCATTCATTTTACCTAAATGTAAATCTGATATAGAATAATCATATTTTTCATAAACTTTAACTTCTTCGACCTTATGAATGAAATTAAAATCTTTTACTAATTTTTTTATCTTTAAACTTGACCAGTCATCTACTGGAACTATCCAAAACTTTAACTCAGGATTCCAATGTGAATTAAAACTGCATTGCTTAATTCTAGTGATAATGTCTTTATCAAAATCAAATTCAAATCTAACTGTTTTGTTTCTTGAATCTATTATATAGTTTCTCATTAATTTTATTTAGTTTTTTATATATAAACAAAAAACTCTTTACTTTCATAAAGAGTTTTAAAAATTTTTTTTACCCTAACAAAGGAATTCATTTATTGCCTGAATTTCAGCAGTAGCAAAATATGCCTTGTTATTCATTTTTAATTTAAATCTTTTTTCTACTTCACTAAACAAAGCAATACTTTGCTGAGTAGACAGCTCATTAAAATCAAAATTAAATAATAGATTGTCTATTGCATCTAAGTTTGAATCCATAAAAACTTTTTTAGGTGAAAATGTAGAACCTAATTTTTGAAACACTAATTTTACTAATTTTTTCATAATTTATTTTTTTAAATTGTTTTTTACTTTATTCCAATTACCTCCATCTAAATAAAAACATCCTTTTTTTAAACAAAGTAGTCTATTGGGACTACCTTCTAATATAATTAAAAATGCACCATCTTCAACTAATGATACTTCATACTGTCTCCCTGTTTTCAATATTCCATATTCAATTTTTTTATCAGTGTAAACAAAATCGCCTGCTTTTAAATTTTCCATAATTTTATTAATTTATTTTGTGCAAAGTGGGGAGTCGAACCCCGTTAGCCCATATCTTTTCATTCGTTAAAATCTTATTGCCTCCACGGTTACGATATTGCTATTTACTCTAATCCATTCCATTTTAACTTACTCAAGGTTAAAGGAAATTTTTACTATTACATAATTAAAGTTTTTAGTTGTTTATAATTCTTAACACTGCAAAGATATAAAACCTTTTTGATTACACAATACTTTTTTTTAATTATTTTTTAAAAATTGTTTGTATCCATAAATGCACAATAAAAAAGAATCTGTTTTGTTGTCATCAATTTTTTTTGAACGTTCTGTTTTGCAAAAATTTATTTCGGGTCTTAATTTTTGAGAAAGTAATGCTGAAGTAGCTTTCGTGTCATGCACCATAGTTTTGCCAGTGGATGAAGGAACCATTATTTTATCAATTCCTTCATACATATAACTTTGCCACTTTTGAGGTCTTACAAGGGTTATTTCAGCTCCTAGCATAAGCAATAACATCATTTGAAGCCCTGCTGTATGACCGAACGAAAAGTTGTTTTGAGCAGACCAACCTTGTCTACCATTTACCTCCTCTATGGTTGAATATAATTTACATCCCTTGTATTTTGAATTTATTTCAAAAACTAATTTTACTAAACCCTCAGGATTAAATTCTGTTTTTATTACAATTTTTCCTGTCTTAGATTTTTCTCCTGTTTCTACTTTATGTTCGGGCATTGGATAAAATGTGTACTCATCCGTTTCTGGTTCATATATTGTTATAAAACCAGATTTACCTGGATCAACTCCTATAAATATATTTTTCATTAATTTACTACTTCAAATTTTCCACCTACCAACTTTTCTAATTCTTTTTGTGTAATTTTTATTAATCTATTGTCAAACCTAACTTCTTTAGAATTTTCTCTATAGACATCACTATAAAAATTCCATTTAAGGTTTTCAAAATCAGTGCCTTTTAATAAGTCCTTAATGGTTTGTTTTTTTTCTTTAAAAGAAATAATTTCCGCATATCCTAAATTTTCATCCCATAGGTTTGATTCTATAATAGGATTATAATTATCTATCCAATATTCATCATCACAAAAATGAATATCTTTACTAATTTCTATAGAAATATCAATAACTTTTTTTGTAAATGCACACCTTACTTCTTTTGCATTTTTAAAATGCTCTTTTACTTCTTCTAATGTTGGAAATTCTTTTTTCATAATTTTTTATTTATTTAATTTTACTAATTCCTTTTTCCTTTACAATTGTTAAAACATTTTCAGTTTCCTCAACTGCCACATGAGTAATTATCATTACGGGCATTGAAAGTAATTTTGCTGACTCAATTAGACTAACTATTCCTGCACCGTCAACGCCTTCAAAAACTTCATCTACGGCTAGAAAGTCTAAACCTCCATAAGGGTTAGTTTCATTTATCATATGGCGATTTGCTAATATTGAAGCAAAAAGTAAACGTCCCCTTTCTCCTCCACTAAATGATGAAAAAGTTCTTTCAATGTTTCTAATAATTACAACATTAATTTCCTCTTTTGTGGTTCCGTTTGCCAGCATCTTAAAGCCTTCCATTTTAATGGTTAAATCACTTCCCATTTCGTCTAAATATCTATTACAATGATACTCAATTACCCCTAATGATTGGTTGGCTAAAAACATCTTAAATTGCTTGAAATTTTGAATCCATTGATTTTTTAAATAGATTTCATCACCTATTTTGTTAAATTTTTTTTCTGCTTCAATTAGTTCAATTTCTTTAATTTTTAAATCAGATTTTAAATCACTAATTTGTTTTAAATTGTTTCCCAATTCTAATGAATCAATATCAACTTTTAATAATTCAATTTTATTATTCTTGTTTTGGATTTCCTTTGTTACTGATTCAATTTCTAAATCAACATTTGAAAGCTTTACTTTTAATTGACTTAATTTAAATTCCCTGTCTACTTCTTGACTTTGGTTTACTCTAATTTCTTGCTCAAAACCTTTCATTTTTGCATCTTCAAAATTTAGTTTTTTTACTACAATTTGAAGTGCAGAGTTTAACTCTTGCTTTAACCCTATTTCTATTCCCTCTTTTTGATTTATATCTGATAAATCAGACTCAATGCTTAATATCTTATCCTTTAAATCAGATATTTTAATTTCATTTAAATCAAAATTAGTCTTTACAACTTCTCTTAATTCACTAACTTTTACCTTTTTCTCATTAAGTGCGTCAATGTCATCATCTAGTATAAAGTCGTGACTACATTTTGGACATGTAATTTTTCCGCTTAAACTTATGTCAACTTTATGAAGAATCTCAATTATTTTCTTTTCTTGACTTTCAAAGCCTTGTTTTGATTCATTTAAAGGCTTTAAATTGTTTTTACAATCTAATACATCATCTTGAAAAGTTTTTCGCTCTAAGACCCAATTTTTAGCCTTAAAGTCATCAACAAGACTTTGAGCTTCATCTAATTCTAAACCAACTTTTTTAATATTAGGAAGCAAGTCACTTTTATTACTTTCAATTATACAAAATTTTGCAGCTAAAATTGATTTTTGTTCTTCATTTTCTTTTATTTCAATTTCAATACTAGGCGTTTTTAATCTAATTTTTTCAACAGATAAATGTAAAGCATCAATTTGATAGTTTACATTTTCAATTTCAGCTTTTAGCTTTTGTTTTTCAAATTCACTTTCCTCAGTAAAGTTTCGAGATTGTTCCTTTAAAATACTTGTTTTTAAAAAGTCAATTGTCCCCTTTGTTCCATCTACTAAAGATGAAGCAGCTTTATGTTCAGCATTAATTTTTGTTAAATCAATTTGTTCAATCCCATCAATAATGCTTGCATCTGAAAATCGATTAATTAGGGCAACTTTGTCTGTATTTGAGGACTTAAAAAAAGATTTGAATTGAGTATTATTAACTACATAATAATTAAATAAATCTTCTCGACTAATTGCAAACCAATCCATAATAGCCTTCTTTCCATCGGCAACATTTGAAAAACTAACATCTACCCAATGATCTGAATCATACTCTTTTGTTTTTAAACGCAATACGTTTGAACCAGTAATTTTTATTTCCCAATCAATATGTAAAGATTGTTTCCTAATATTACAACTGGCATATAGTTGACATCTAGCCTGTTTTTTACCGTATGTAATAATTTCACTATCCCTTACCCCCCTACTATTTGAAGCCGTAATACACTGCTCAATTCCAGTTTGTAGTCCTGATTTACCTGTTCCATTAGTTACTTGACCGTCATCAGTTAAATTAAGCCCTTGAATTAACAAAGGCTTATTTTCAAAAGTGTAATCAAGAAATTCGTATGTAAGAAAGTCGTTTAAAATTAGTCTATCTAAAGTCATTTTATTTTTGTTTTAGTTCTTCAATTTTAATATTGTTTTCTAACATTAATATTTTAATAGATTTAATTGCCTCTATTTTTTTAAGGTCAATTTTTCTAGCATGTCTCCATTTACAAAAGTACCCCTCTTCATTCTCAACGACAATATTACCATCTTTAGAATATCCTATAAACAAACCTTTTTCATTGTAATATATACCATCACTAACTTCAATCTCTTCTAAATGTTCAAACTTTGGTTTAATTTCTTTAAAAGAAATAATTTCTGCAAACCCTAAATCTTTATCCCATAGATTTAAACACTTTCCTGGAAATGAGTTTATATCTATCCAATACTCCTCAAAATCCAAATAAATATCTTTAACGATATGTACAGAAATATCACATACTATTTCAGAGTAAACGCATTTTACTTCTTTTGCATTTTTAAAATACTCTTTTACTTCTTCTAATGTTGGAGTCTCTTTTTTCATAATTTTTTGTTTTTAAATTTATTTTTCTTGTCCTATTAAAAATGATATATTATTAGTTACATTTTCATTTAAAATTGATATACATTCCCCTTTTTTATTCATAACCATTAAAGTTTTTCCCTTAATGTTATACAAGTAATCTGTAAGTCCTTTATTATCTCTCAAGCTATAGCCCCTTATAAGTAATTTACCTTCAAAAATTACATCAAAATAATTTAAAAGTCTTTTAGGCTTTTTATCATTATTCATTTCAATAATTTCTGAAAAATTACCGTTTATATATGCTGCATAAGAAATTCCTTTTACATCAAAGTAATAACTATCTTCTATCCATACACCCTCTCTAGGAACAATATTTTTTATATTAACTACTTGACCATATGGATAAGTTTTAATATTTTCTGCATCCTTAAAATGCTCAATAACATCTTTTAAATTCATATTTTATTTTTTAATTATTTATAATAGCAAATGTAATAATATTATTTTAATAAACAAGTTTTTATTCATAAATTTTAAAAACAAAAAGTCCCAATCTATTTGATGGGACTTAGTTTAATTATTTATTTTTTAAAGTTGATCTTAACTCCTCATATAGTTCTGGATTGTCATCTAAAACTACCCTTAATTTCTTTATACCTTGAGCAATATTGCTACCTTTATATTTAAACCAAGCACCTGCCTTTTCAAGAATTTCTTCAAAAACAAGTGATTCAATAAGTCCAGGAAAATCATCAACTCCTATACCGTATGTAATGTTATTTTCAATTACCTTAAAAGGTGGTGCAACTTTATTTTTTACTGAAGTAATTTGTTGTTTAAATCCAATTACATCTTCCCCTTCCTTTATTTGACCTTTATTTTTTACTTCAAGTCTTTGGGAAGCATAGAACTTTAAAGCCATTCCTCCTGAAGTAGTTTCTGCTGGACCGTACATGGCAATAGTTTTTCTAAGTTGATTTATAAAAATTATTGTGCATCCTACCGTAGAAGCTGGACCTGCAATTAACTTCATACCTTGAGACATCATTCTTGCTTGTAACGCCATTTTTACCTCCCCCGATTCCCCTTCTAATTCTGCTTTTGGAACTAATGCAGAAACGGAATCAACGACAATTAAATCAACTTCTGCTGTATTAATTAATGCTCTAATTGTTTCAAATGCCTGTTCTCCGTATGATGGTTGAGATATAAGCAAATCATCTACGTTTACCCCAATAGAGGTGCAATATTCAGTATTTAAAGCGTGTTCTGCATCTATAATGGCAGCTAATCCGCCTGCCTTCTGTATTTCTCTAATTGCCTCTAATGCAAGACCTGTTTTCCCTGCTCCTGATTGAGCAAAAATTTCAATTATTTTTCCCACTGCATAACCTCCACCCAATGCAATATCTAAATCAGCTCTTCCAGTTGAAAATGTATCAATTCCCGTATTAGCATCAGACATTCTCATTACAACAGGCTCTCCAAATCTTTTGGCTAGTGCTGCAATTGCAGCATCAATTGCTTTTGAATTTTTCTTTTGCGGTTCTTCTTTTTTTACTACTTTTTCTTTAGACATATAGTTTACTTTTTGTTTATTCTCTCCTCAGCTATTTTAAAATAATTGTCATCCATTTCGATACCAATAAAGTTACGGTTAGTATTGACACAAGCCACTCCAGTTGATCCGCTTCCCATGCAATTATCTAAAACGGTTTCATTTTTGTTTGTGTAGGTTTTGATTAAATACTCCATTAGTTCAACAGGTTTTTGCGTGGGGTGTAATTTTGACTTTTGCTTGTTACTGGAAAATTTTAATACGCTTCTAGGGTATCTTTCAGTAGAGTCATAAGTAGTTAATTTTTGCCCTTTATTGTAAACCTCACTTTCAGAGCAATTAACTTTATGTTCAGCTTTACTGACTTTTCTTTTATGTCCCTCCGTTTTTTGATAATTATAAATAGGATTTTTTTTGTAAAAAACCAAAACATTTTTATGCGCCTTCATAGGCATTTTTTTTGCATTTAAATGTCCAGTTGCACTTGATTTTTCCCAAATCCATTCATATCTTAATAATTTTAAGTTTGAAGCTCCTAAAACCTTATCAAACGGAGTTTGAGCTGTCAATAAAATTGCTCCATTGGGCTTTATAATTCTCTCATATTGTAACCACATTAATTTTAAGTCTATAATGCAATCCCACTTACATTTAGTTGTACCATAAGGTAAATCACAAAGAATCATATCTACGCTACCATCTGGTATGTTTTTCATTAGTTCTAGGCAGTCGCCATGCATTAAATTTATCATATTAATTACTTTTTATTTAAAAATTCATCTAATATTTCATAACCTACTTTATGGTCAAGTTTTTTTTCTTCACAAAAAGTTTTGAAGGCATTTACAACTGTTCCCAAATCAAACTTTTTAATTAATTTAGGTGACTCTTTTTTTTTGTCACTTGCATATACTTTTGTGTAATTCAATTTTACATCAATACCGCTTCCTTCAAAAATACTTTTATCCAAAGACTTTAATTTTGCCTCGCTTCCTACAAACTCAAATCTAACCGCATCTTGACTTTGTTTATTGCTCTCTATGAGCTTAACTATTTCTTTAGCGGTAAGTTTGTCAATATCTAAAGTTATCTTCTTAAACTCTCTAAAAACGCCTTGTATGTGCGTATGAGTTAAGTCATTATAAATCAAAGAAAATCCTTTTACATTATCTTCTCCAAAATCCTGTTGTCTAAAAGAAGCTAAATGAATAATATCTTTTGTTATCTTGTGCGTATTATGATAGTGACCCAAGTAAGTCTTTTTCCATTTATTTAATGTCCTTCGGGTTATATTTCCTTTCTCGCTAACTTTTCCCAAATGACTCGACCCTTTCATTTCAAAGTGACTAATCAACATATCTGAATCTTTAGTTTCTTCTAGCATTGGAACTAGAATAGAGTCGTCAAAAAATGGAATTAAAGTAACTGATTTTCCCTCTATATTAATTAAAGTAGGTTTAGTGTACAGTTCAAAATTAGGATGAAATCTATAAATGTCTAAGAAAGAAGTAAAACTAAAATAATCTGTTTTGTCGTGATTACCTGGTATTGCAATTAGTCTAATTCCAGCACCATTTATAATAGAAAAAATTTCATCACACGCATTTAGTACACTCTCTTTTTGATTGCTCCTTGAGTGAAACAAATCACCTGCAAAAACAATAGTTTTAATACTGTTTTCATTTGCATAATTTACCATATGGCGAGTGGAGATAAGAGTTTCCTCTTCATTTCCTGATTTTAAGTGAACGTCATTAAAAATTATAAATAATGGTTTTTTCATGTTATTGTTTCTTTACTGCATTTCTAGATATTCTCATAGCTTTTTATATAAAAACCCACCCGTAATGGATGGGTTAAATTAATTAATATTAAAATTGTTTTTTAGTTTCCCATTAAGGCATCAAGTTGACTATCAATGTCAGTTTTTTCAACCTCTGCATTTGCAGAACCAAATGGAAGCTCTTCTTCATTTTGACTTAAATTATACCAAGTAACTAAATCTTCTTTACTTAAATCAGGTAAACTTTTACCTTCATAATTTTCAGAAATATAGTTTTTTAACTCTCTTTTCATCTTTAATGGAGTTGCCCCTAAAACTTCTTTAAACTCTTCTTTTTCAATTACTTTTGCCTTTACTGGCTTTTCTATTGACTCACTAAAATCAGCATCTTCATCTTCATCAGATTGTACAATCTCTTCTTTTTCCTTAACCTTTGCAACCTCTTTTTTTGGTAATTCACTTAATGGTTTAAATTTTGGAATTACACTTTCTTCAATTTCTGCTACATACCACTCAGTCAAATCTTCAAAGTATCTTTTTACTTTCTTTTTATCTCCTGATTTAAACAGCCCCTCTGCAGCTTGTGGCGCATCATCATTTCTCAAATCAATTTTTTGACCATCTTGTTTAAATGAAATTCCTTGAGCTCGCTTTTTATCTGTACCAATAAAGTCATATGGCTTTATGTAAACTGGTTTTGATAAATCGGCTTTTAACATCATTTTCATAATGTCTTGACTATTTCTATTGTTTGTAGAAATAGATAGGATATATCTATCTCCTGAAGCATCAACGGTAACATTAATATTCTCACCGTATTGTTCATGCGTTCTAAATTGTGCCCCTACAATAGTACCTGTAAGGTCACTGTATCTTGCACCTTGCCTTTGATCTTCTTCTCCGTTTGCTCTTACAAATTTTTGTGTTGCAAAATTAACGTCTGATTCATCCGCTTTTCTATCCCAAATGTAACCACCTGCAATTGATAAAAATGTTGCTCCACCTTCTTGTACTGTACCTAATCCACTCATAATAATGTTTTTTAAAATTGTTTTTTATTTAAGGACTTTTATTTTAGGGTAAATTTTGCCTTATATTTTTATACCCGACTAGCAATCTAATTACTTTTACATAATGTATTATTTAAATTAATATTTTACAAAGTTAATTATTTTATTTGCCTTTGCAACTATTTTTATATTTATTTTAAACTTGAATTTTTGCCACTCTTTTGAATTAAAATACCATTTATTTTACCCTCTATAATTCCAGCTATAAAATCTTCAGGGGTTGTTCGGGAAACTAATCCATTTAACTTTCTACTTTTATCTTGAACTGCCCAATAAAGGGAATCTAAAGCATTAAAGTTTCGCTCTGATTTATAAAATTGTTTTTCTAATACAATCCATTTTTCCTCATTGTGAAAGCAAGTACTTAATGAACTCTCTGTAAGTTTTACTTTTACATATTCATTGTCAACTCTAATTGTATAGTTTCCTGAGTTTTTTGAAGCCTCGCTTCTTAGCTTTGATTTATAAGCCCCTTCAAAAATCTTGATTTCTAATTTTAAGTCAGCCATAATGCCACCTACTTCAGCTTTTAATAAACCAATTCTATTTGTAGCTGCCGATATAGTAACTGCTTCACCAAACAAGTTTGAAGTATCAATTCTAGTTAAATCATCAACATTAATAACGTCATCAAAGTTATCATGTGAAAGCGTTATTTCTTGTTGCCCTATTTGAATTTTGTATTCCATAATTTTAATATTTAGTTTAAATTAAATTTTTTTTTAAATTCTTTTTCTGCCCATTTTTCCCAATAAATATGTCCTTCTTTTGTATTTTACCAGTTAAATGCTGGATCTAAGTTATCTGTTGTTTTGTCCCAATCTTTATTTGCATTTCTTTGATTCACTAATGCCCTTTCTTTTACCTCTTGTGGTAGTTGTGATATTTTCATAATTTCTATTTTTTTTATCAAAGATAATAATTAATTTAACATAAACAAGTTTTTTGTAAATTAAATTGCAATTTCCAATTTTTTGCTCAATACTGTTGGTTCATATGGATTTTCAATAATAAAATCAGAAAAAGTATATAAGTAAAAGTTTTTATTCTCTTTTAATTTCATAGAAAAAGATTTTTCTGAACATTCTCTTTCCCTTAATTCATCAATGGCAAACATATGCCTATCGTATATATGAATGTTTTGAACATTGTATTTAAAATTATTTAATTTATGTTCAATTCCTGTTTTATAAGTAAGGTGCCCACAAATAGCCATTCCAAACATTACATATTGAATTGGATTAATTGAGGACGTCATTATGTAATCTTGTGATCTTTGATTTAGTGTCATATCAACATACATTTCCCCATTTGATTTTGATAAAGTATATAATGTTTCATAAGCGCATGGAACCAATGCTTTATTATCTTCAATCATTTGTTGCTCTTGCCACAAATTAATTATATGCCTTCTACTAAATGGATTGCCTATCATTCCATTTAATAACTTATTCATTAAGTCATATCTTCTTACTGTGTGACCGTATGTTTGACCAATACAATTATTTTTCACTTTAAATGGTTTCCACCAAGGCTGAATCGAAGGATGCATTTCTGAGATAATGTTTGTTTGATTTATATAAATTGCCTCAATATCAAACCATGCACATCTAATGGCTGTAGGTCTTAATGAGGTTATTGGGAATTCTACTTTTAATATGTTGTAATCAAAAGTTTTTTGAGTAATGAATTTACTATAAGATTGAGTTCCATCTAACCATTTAGGTCTAGGATTTTTATCCCATTGTCCAAAAGTATTTATTTCCTCTAATGTTTCTAAAAAGTATTTATCGGCTTTGTTCATTTTTATTTTAGTAATTATAATTTTAATACCTTTATAGCATGTAGTCAATAGTTGTGGTGCAATTAAAAATAACACAACACGTTATATAATTAATGCTCGGTTTAGTTCGGTTAATAAAGTTCGTGATTCTTGTCAAATTTTGCTTAATATATGATATTGTGGATATTGTTTTAATAATTTTTCCTTTAATAAAATTGGGTTTTCATTATTATAATTTTTAGTTTTTTTAGCTTGTAAATTAGCACTACTGCAAACTATCCTTAATACTGAACGATTTTCATGAAATTTATAAAATGAGTTAATTATATTTTTGTCTAATATTTCTTGAATTTCTGATGTTCCTAAGTCTTTTGATAATTTTATTTCATCTAAATTAATTTTATTTACTAAGATAAATTCAAGCATAATACTATTAAAGGTTAAAGGGTAAACATGGTCAACATGAGAATATATTTTTTTAAATTTTAAATTTGTTTGACTGCAAATAAATTTATCTTTATCGCCAACTATTTTAAATGCAGAATCTCTAAAAGAATCAGTTTGATCTTTAACAACATTCCTAAAAATAGATCCCCAATTTTTGTTTTTAGAAAATTTTTGTTGTGGATTAAGGCATTTATAAAAACTGAAATCGGTAGTAGTTCCATCAATTCTTTGAACCATAAAATTAAATTGATTTACTCTCCATTTAGATTTTTGAACAAAAAAATAATCAAGACCACCGCCTATCTTTTCATTAACATTTGGATGGGATTTTAAAAGTTCAAATAGTATTTTGTGTTCATAGCTATATTTATCAATTTTTAAATTAGCAAATTTATATAAAATTTTTTGTATTTTTTCTTTAGTCATTTTCATAAGTTATTTTTTAAGTTTATTTTTCAAAGATAGTTATAATAATTTAATATGCAAATAAAAAAACAAAAAAGCCTTTAAAAAAATAAGGGCTTAAAATTAAATTTTCATTTCTTTTAATAAAAGATAAATGATATTTATTTCATTGGAAGAAAATTTCTTGTAATCAATGTTTCTAATAAACCTTAACTTTATTTCAATTTTTAGTTTATCTGAATTTGATTCATCTGACTTTATGTAAGATTCACCAAAATGTTTACCTCCCCCAATACCTTTATTGTCTTGTCTTATGCAAGATAAATCGGGTAAATATTTTCTATTAAAAACTTTATTTTCGCTATAAGCAAAATCATCAACTACTTTGTCAATAACAATTTTTTCCTCTGCCGTTCCAAATCTTAATTTATAAACAACGTCATTAATTTCTAAATTTTTCATATATTTTTATTTTAATACTTTTAGAATACTTTTATTTGTAAGGGTTAATTGATTTCCCTTTGTCCACTTATCTTCATACTTTAAGTTTGCCGAAAAGATGATTATAGACTTCTCACAGCCCGTTAATTCTTTTTCGTACAACATATACTCATCAGACCAAACTATCAGTTTAAATAGCTTATAATTGTGTTCTATGGTTAACCTTGCAAACTTTCCTTTCTTGCTTTTTGATACCTTACACTCTACAATGTAACCTCCAAATAATCTAAATATACCAAAACCTTGTTTTGTGTTTAGTTCAATTTGAGTAAAAAATTTAGTATCAATTCCCATTGTACTGGCTATTTCACTATAATTTACATCAGCTAATCCAGTTAACTCTTTTTGCTTTAACAGCCACCACCACTTTTGTGTAATTGCACCAACGGTATAGCAATCCTTTTCTTTGTTTGCAATTTTTACTCCATACCTTTCTCTAAAGTCTTTGATTAAATTACCTCTTTCTGACTCATTTTTAATATGATATAAGCGGTCAAATGCTCCAGAAGATATAAGTGCTTCATAAGTTTGTTTTTTTACCTTAGAGCCTGTAAAACTATGTCTGTCATGAAAGTCATCAAAATCTGTGTAGTCTCCATTCTTATCCCTTTCAGCAATTACCTGTAAAGCGGTATCTTCACCAATTCCTTTTATAGAACCAATTCCCCAAAAGATATTTTGACTCTTCATATCTGAAATCATTTCTATTCCTGAGCCATTTATGTCAGATGGAAGTATCTTTACTTTTTTTGCAGAAAATATTTCAGCTAAATATTTTAAAGTATCTTTTTCATTCGCATAGTCCAATGCAACTGTCCAATACTCTAATGGAAAATTAACCTTTAAATACATTCCCACATAAGCCGTGAGGGCATAAGCTGCAGAATGCGATAAATTAAAAGAATATTTGGCAAACTCGAGCATAACAGACCAAATTGTGTTAAATTCTTGAGAAGAACACCCTTTTTTAACAAAGCCCTCTTTTACTATATCTTTCCATCCCTCTAAAACAGATGCCTTTTTTTTACCCATTGCACGTCTAACGTCATCAGCTTCTCTCATACTTAGTCCTCCAACTTGTTGGCAAACTTGCATGATCTGTTCTTGATAGCAATTGTGGACAATTAAACCTCCAGAATGAAAACTATGTTCGTCTTTAACTGTAATGTCATACGTATCAATAATTTCATTTTCTGTTATTCTAAGTATTCTTCCCCAAACCTTATGGTTAACATCTTCAAATTCAGTAAACTTTGATATGGTGTCTCTTGAAACATAAGATGCATTACAATTTTTATTATAATATCTTGCCCTCATAGATTTCCATTTAGGTTTTGAACTCCAAATTAATCCATTAGTAGGGTAGTATATTTTAGCACCTTTAAAGTCTTCTTTGATTATTCTAAACTTTAACTTATCGTTTTTTCCAATTGATACTGTAAAAACATTTCCTTCTTCTTTGTAGGTACAAGGTATCCTGTAAGACTGTAACGCTAAAAATAAATCATAAGAAAGTTCTTTGTTTGCAAGTCTTATTATTCCATTTTGAAAACATCCATCACCTTCAAATAACCCAGAAAGCATATGTATTGAATAATTTTTTGGAAGTCTTTTTGTGTATACATTTTGCTTGTTAGTTATTCCATATTCCAATAACTTTTTTTTCATTAGATTAACTTTAAAATCTTTAGAAAAATAAGCATTTTTGTTTTCTGCAAATGAAACTTGAATTCTATGACAACCTCCAAGCCTTTCTTTGTTTTTACGAAAAGTTACCTTTGGAACTGAAGTTGGAAATACTTTTTTAACTACTTTTAAAACTTCATTGGTTCTATCTTCGCTGCCTACGTATATTGTAGGCGTACACTTTCCGCCTCCCTCAGCTAAATAGTAACCTATTAGCCAATGTTCTAAAGCAGTATCTTTATCAATATCATCAAATTTTTCCTCACCTATCCAGTTCCCCTTTATTAAGTCTGATGAAGTGTTTAAATCTTTTGCCTCTTTCCATCCAAACTGAGTCATAACTTTATGATCTGGGGTCAATATTAATTCTTCCCCAAAAGTAGTTCTTATTCTTATGGTTTCTTTTTTTCCAGAATAAAAACTATCAGTTACTGTATCCCAATTATTTGACTTATTTCTTACTTTATCATTTATTTTTACATCTTTTAATTTAACTATACCTCTTTTTGTAATTATATTTGATTCTCCAGAAAGACACAGAAGTCCATAGGTATTTTTTGTTATTTCCTCAGTCCCCCAAAGATATTCCACTTTTCTCCCCTCATTTTTACATTTTACGTAAATTTCATGATAGTGGTTCTCCATTGGTCCAGGTCTGTAAAGTGCATTGGCTGCAGTTAAATCATTAATATTTTTTGGCTTTAATGCTTTTGAATATTCAGTTAATCCTTCTGACCCCATTTGAAAAATATCACCGTTCCAACCATTTCCAAAATACCTGTAGACTTCAGGGTCATCAGGTAAATTATATATATCTGGCACTTCTTTGCCATTATTTTTTATGATTTCTAATATGTCGCCAAACTTGTCTAATTGCTTAATTCCTAAAATATCTTCTTTTAAAAAACCAGCATCTTCCATTTGTCCACCATCCCACTCTGAAACAATTAATCCGTTTTGACTTCTCATTGGAGACCATTGTGAAGCTGTCATAACTTCAGGGAAAATAATCATTGCACACGGGTGAATTGATTTGGTTTTTGGCTGATTTAGTATTGTAGGCAATAATTTAAAGATGTCAGACTGTTGTTTTATGTATTGCTTTAGTCTAGGCTCTGTAGTTGAACGCTTGAATAAATCTAACATTGTAGAATCTTTTTCGTCTATAATGGCAGTCATTAAGTTTGCATTTGAAAAGTCATTCTCAAATTGCCTGTCCAAATCCTTTATTGCTCCTTTCAATTTTAAAGTTACCGTTGAGCCTACTGAGCATATCTGATTTTCTCCAAATCTTTTTTCCATATATGACTTTATATAAGCCCTATCTTTCCCTGCAAAATCGGAGTCAATTAAATGTCGGGAAGAGTGCCTTCATAAAGCTTCTTCCCGACTACTTGTTTTATAGTTTTTACAATCATTTTATTTTTAATTATAGTTTATAATTTTGTCGCCCTCAAGCAAGTCTTCGACAAATATAATACTTTCTTTTTGATTTCTAACTATTTTTATTAAACTTCCTTCTGTTAAAATTATATTTTCTAAATCTGTTTTTATTTCAAATGCAGGACAATCTCTCAGTTCCCCCATTCTTCCTACATTTAGGAATCTTTCAAAGAGTAGGTCAAATTCAATGGGATCAATTTGTATTATTCCAAGTAAGTAGGAAACAAGGCTTCCTCCAGCTGAGTTGTGAACTATTGCACCATTTACACTATAGCTATGATCTTGTGTTTGTACACCAATGTCATAAACTTTTCCTGTATGTTGTAAGTATTTTTTAGACTTTAGTTTCATTGTAAAATTTTATTTTATAGTTATAGTTATGTACATATCTTCTTTTTGAAATATATTTGCAAGTTAAGTCTTTTTCCTGAATTATATTATAATTTTCTTCACATAATTCAATTTTAGCATAATGTGACTTTTTATTTACTTGAATTAATCTTTCACTTAATAAGTTATCCATATTCCTCTTTACTTCTATAACCTTGCCGTTAACAATAAAGTCTGGAAAATAACTTCTATATTCTTCATTGTCTTTAATTTTGTATTTTATTGGAAGTCTATCATAATTTTTAAAATTAATTATATTTAAATTTTTATCACAGTCTATTATGTAAGCCAATTCTAATAATCCATTAAATATAATTTTTCCAAATCTAACAGTATGAACTTCTCCGCTATTTTTAAGTGCATTTGTAACATTTTTTATATATTTTGGATTACTTATATAAAGGTTTCTCATTATAGCTGAAGCTTTATCTTTATTTTCTTTTACATTCCAATATTTTTGCGCATTTATTTTATTATTTAATTTTTGATTTGGCTTGTTTTGTGCTATTATCTGAGCCTTAGAGTTATTACTTTTTGCTAATTTAGAATTTAAAGCCTCACTTAATGCACATTTACTGCAATTGTTTAATTTGTGAACATTTATTTTTAATCCTGATATAGATTTGCTATATTTTTTTTCACATTTTAAACAAAAATCAGTAAAACTTCTTTTACTTGAAAAACCATTTTTTAAAAATAATAAAGCATCATTAAAGTTCATTTTACCTTCATAAACTTTTAGTAAAACAGATACACTACATCCTATTTTTTTAACTGCATCTAAAAATTTACCTTGCCTTTTATTTTCTTGTACTTCATCAAGTTCAGTAAGTTTATCGGCTTCCACCCAGCCCCTATTTTTTGTAAAAAACTTGTGATCTTTTGTGCATCTTATTACATTTTCTCCAAAATTAAGTTCCACTATTTCTTCATTTATATCGTAAATAAAAGTATTTATTACTTCTGACTTTCCAAAAAAGTGATTAAAGGTATTGTCTCCAACTTTAACATCTTCAATACTTTTAAATGTTCCGTTTGACATTTTTACCTTACTGCCTGCAACAAAACAACCTCTGCCTATTCCAGTCAACATTCCCTTTTCTTTTGCCTCAGCTATAATATCTCTTTGTACTAAAAAGTAGTCTATTACGTCACCTTTTTTCAAAACTGATATTTCTTCTTTTAGTCTTTCTACATATTTATTTTTATCTACTATTTTTTTTTGTGCAAATCCTAACTTTATGTAATGCATAAACAAATCTTCATTTGCCTTAAAGTTGTCTTTTTCCCACTCATTCATCTTATATTTTGGAAGCCTTCTGTTAACCGTATCATACATAAAATTACATTGTGATACTAATTCATCTAAATTTTTATTTGATTCCTTATACAGCCTAATCCAGCTTGTATTGCCTTGTTCAAACAATCCTATTAATTCAGATGCATATATATCATTGTTCTTAAAATATTGATTTTTTGTTTTGTCGCTAAACTTTTTTCCAATTCCCCAAAGAATTTCTCTTGCTTCCCAATCAGATTTTTCCAAACAATAAGCGTCAAAAATTGCTATTGGCTTTAAATCAGATTTTAAATACAATTCTAAATTATCTATATATTTTTTATCTGTTTCTGCAATATCGAATTCTACCGTATCTACCATATAAAAATCAGCTTGTTTAAACCTGCTTTCAAACGATGTGGTTTTGGGATCTGTAATTACAAAAATTCCTTCTAAATTATCTTTTAGAAAATCTTCTTTTACTGCAGTGTCTCCATTCACGTTTATTATCTCACTAAATTTTAATAAATTAAGCCAACCTTGAAAGTTTTTTGTATATAGTTTTACTTCATAACTTTCTTTTTCATTCACCACACTCAAGGTCATTCCAATTATTGACTTAATGTTAGAATCTTTACAATCATTTTGAAACCCCATTACACCTGACAAAGAGTTTTTTTCACAAATTCCCAGTGTGTTTACGCCTAAAAATTTAGCTTTTTTTATCCAATCCTTATATGAGCCAATTCCATTTAACAATTCATTTCCTGAGTGAATTCCTAAAAATGATTTTGTAGGTAATTTTTGTTTTGCTTTACCTGTATTTTTTAATTCTGTCATTGATACATCTTCACCTACTTTTTGTATATACCAAATTCCTCCAAACTCATATACAATTCCATTTGCGTATTGGTCTACTTTAGAATAAATATCTTTGTGTATTTGAAATTTCTCATCAAATATAGTTATATTTTTATCTACAATCATAAACACTTCATCTTTTAGTATTAGATGACCCTCTTCTATTGTGTAGTCTAATAGGTGTCTATCACAATGTTTTTTTATACTTTTTAATTGATCCATAATGTTAATTTTTATCAAAGATAGTTTATTTTAATTATAAACCAAAAAAAACCCTTAAAATTAATTAAGGGTAAAGCTTTTATTTTTTATCAGATGATCCGAATCCTTTTTCTGCTCTTTCACTTTTAGTAATATCATTTGAAAAAGACATTTCAAAATCATGCATCTTGTAAGGTATTAATTGAGAAACCGCTTTTCCTTTTCCTATAAATACTTCTTCATCCGATAAGTTAAAAAGTTTTAACTTTATCTCTCCTCTATATCCATTGTCAATTATTCCACCAAATGAAATTACATCTTGATTGAATCCAAGTCCTGAACGGCTTTCAAACTTTATAAAATAGCCTTCACTTATATCTGCTACTTGTAAACCTATTGGAACCACCGCTGAACTAAATGGATTTATTGCAATATCTTCTAAGCAAAATACATCATACCCTGCATCTCCTGTTTGTGGGTTGTTGTGATTTTTTTCTGGAAGCCTTGCATTTTTATCTAATTTTATAAACTTTACTTTAAATGTTTTCTTTATTTCTTCTATTTTAAATTCTTTTTCCTCGTCCCATTCGTACCAATAAATATGTTTTTCTTCTGTTGAACCCCAATTAAAAGCTTGACCTAAAAAATCTGTTGTTTTGTCCCAATATTGATCTGCATTTTTTTGATGCTCTAATGCTTTTTCTTTTACTTCTTGTGGTAGTTGTGATATTTTCATAATTATAATATTTTTCTAAAAATTACTTCAATGTTATTTTTTATTGCATAATCAAGTGCATATTGCATACCGCTACTGATTCCATAGTCAATGTAAAAAGCGTGTAAATTAGCTACTTCTTTCCAAGCTAAACCTGCATTTATTCCCCACATTCTTTCTTCTTCTATATCGTCGTTTAAAATGCCTTCTTGTGTATATAGAAGATGACTTGCAATTGGAGCCTCTCCTTTACTTAAACTATCTTTTACGCATTTTCTTGCGTATTCAATATTTTTTTGTATGTCTCCTGCAAAAGGACTTTCTAAAATTACTCTTTTCATATTGTTTTATTTATTCTCTCCTCAGCTATTTTAAAATAATTGTCGTCCATTTCTATGCCAATAAAATTGCGGTTTAAATTTTTAGCAGCAACTCCAGTTGTTCCTGAAACCATAAACATATCTAATATAATGTCTTTTTCATTGGTATGTATTTTTATTATCTCTTGCATTAGCCACAATGGCTTTTGTGTAGTATGAGATGTTTTTTCACTTTTTTTTGTAAGTGAACCTTTAAATAAAGGTCTTTGATAACTTATATCTTGCCTATTAAAAACCCACTTTGCATTTTTATTAGTTAACCATATAGCGCACTCATAATCTGTAATATATCTCCTGTCTCTATTCCTAGGCATTGGATTTGATTTTTCCCAACGCAAAATATCTTTTATAGTAAGTCCTAAACTTTCTGCATACCTTGCAATTTCTCCGATATTTTTCCAGTCATTAAATATAACAACGCTTCCGTTTTTATTTAAAATTCTAGGTATGTCATTTATATAACTAAATAAATCGAATCCTTTGTCCCATTCTCCAAAATCAATTCCAGATCTACCCATAGTTTTAAAATTATTTTTTCTAGCTATGTTGTAAGGTGGGTCTGTAATTATGGCATCTATGCTACCATCAGGTATGTTTTTCATCAGTTCTAGGCAATCACCATGCATTAAATTTATCATATTAATAAGATTTTATAAAGTCGCATTCGACTTGTGTTAATAAATAATTTTGTAAACCCTTCATTCCTAAACTCTCGTCTCCCTCAATTGCTTGTTCAAATGTAATTTTTGCATCTTTTTCATCACCTCTTTTTAAAAATCTGTCTTTTAAAATATGTCTTGGACAAATTAAATAAACAAAAGAAACGTTGTCAGATAGCGTTAAAATCTTTTTTGCTAAAGTTTCTTGCCTTAAACCTGTTATAATTAGGTATTCATTTTCCATAGATTGCATTGTATGTTTAATGCTTTCAATAAAATAATCTTCTAAGCTATTGTTAAAAATCCTTTCTTTTGTTTTAAACTTTTCTCGAACTAAATTTCCTAAGTCAATGTGAGTTATACTTACTCCCGTTTCCTTTAGTTTTTTTACCATTGTATCTTTGCCTGAACAAATTTCTCCTGATATTAAGATTATTTTTATCATAATTTATCTTTTATATTTTTTAATTAGATAATCAATACCTTTTTGAAAAACCATAGTTTTTAAGTAAATACTTACACTTCCATCTGGTCTTGTAAAGCTACTTTCAATTACTCTAAAAAATCCTAAATCTATATAATTTTGATATGGAACATTATTTGACTTTAAAACTTTGCTATTTCTAAGTAATTCAAATAGTCTGTTTCTACCTATTCCCATATTACATATTTTTGCAACATCTGCCATGTCAAAACAATCTGAACTTCCAGTAACTTGATCAAAAAATTCTACTTTAGGTTTATCTTCTTTTATTTTTAATTCTCTTTCATTTAGTAATATTTGATTTTGCTCTATTTGTAGCTGTTGATCAGCTGCCAAAAGTAAAGCTTCCCTAAAGTTATTAGGGACTTTTGTATTTTGTAAAAGTTGTTTTTCACACTCTATGAAGTATAACCTTGCCTCTCTACCTTTATCGTTTTTTTGAAGCATTGCAATTTCCTTAGCCATCTCTAAAGTAAGTGCGTATTCTATTTTATGTACCTTAACTCTCTTAGTATCAGTTTCCCCATTATTGGGTAGTGGTATTACATTACCCTTGTGATCAAATTTTAATACTGAATAATCTACGTTTAAAATATATCCAAAGTCTAACTTATCTTTTATCCAATTACTAAAGTCTCTACCTACCAAATTTCCATCTGACTCAGATATTAAAAATTTATGCAAATCTCTAGCGGAAACTATACTATTTCCAAAATTTTTTGTAATCTTAATTAATTCTTTCATAATTTTTTTATTTTAAGTTATTGATAATGAGACTCGCCAATAGTGGCGAGTGGTATTTTAAATTAGTATTTAATAATTTAATGAATATTTTTTTCTTTTATAGTTTGATTCTTCACCGCACTCACTCCTTAAACTTTGTAAAAGTTTTATTAAAAGTTGAGCGTTTGCAATGGTATCAGGCAATGCCCTATGCGCCTCTTTAAGTGTCAACCCTAATGCGGCTGCACATATACCTAATGAATAGCTAGATAATTCAGACCATCTTAATCTTACCATTTCTAAAGTATCAATTTCAAAACTGTTTATTGATTTTTTAAAATCGCCGCCATTTTCTTCAAAAAACTTTATGGTAAATGGATTATCAAACGCTTTTATGTTGTGTCCTGCTATAATTGGTTTATTGCTTCCTGAGGTGTGTTTTTTAATTAAGTCATTAAAGGCGTTGTAAGCCTCTGAAAACTCTAAGCCTTCATCTAGTAGCAATTTTACATTTATATGCGTTATTTCAAGTGCCCGTGGGTTGTATGAGTGATTAAAATATACTTTTGAAATATCTTTAAATTCACCTTCTTGTAATTTTATATATTCTTCGTAAGAAAATATAACTGACTTCCTTTGTTTTAAAAATTCTACAAAAAATGAAATGTCATCAGCTAACAATTTTAGTGTTTTTAAAGTTATTTTTACTCCTTTGTAGTTTAGAGTTTTAATTCCTGATTCTTCATCTTTTTGAGCTAAATTGTTAAATATTATTTTAGCTTCTTTGATTGGTTCCTCTACTATATGACAAAGATTTAGTCTTGGCTTTATAGCAACTGAAAATTCTTCAATTATTTCTAAAGTTTCAAGCGATATTACAACCGCTGCCAATTCTGTAATTGGGTTATACTTTTCACTTAATCCTCCCGTTTCAAGGTCGTAAACTATAATTGTTTTTAGCGGTGATTTCATAATTTTATTTTTGTAAATGTATAAATTTTATTTTAATTTTTCTATAATTATTTTTTATATTCTTCAGGCAAAGAAAAACCTTTTAATTTACCGTATGCTTGATTCAATATATACCAATTTTCAATGTATTTAAATTTAATGTGCATTGTACCCTTTTTAAAAAACTTTACTTCAAAAAATCTAAATTCAAACCATTTATTTGATTCAAATTCTACTGTTCTGTGCCAATTATATAAATCCATTGCCACAATTTTATTTTTTTGCTCTTTTGTATCAAAAACTTTTACGTTATAATCTTCTCCAATTAAATTACACACAACCTTTATCAAATCATCTATTTTTCTTGAACCGTATGAATCGTATCTTATTTGAAGTTTTCCTCCATAGCTAATTTCTGAAATTCCTTCTACAATAAATTTTCTATTTAACATATACCCACTATTAGTTTTCCAACCTGATACTCCAAATCTGTTTTCGTGACTATATTTTGTAAAATTGTCAATTGCTTCTTCTAATGCTTTATCGAATGTTTGCTGTCTTGTACCTACAATTATTTGCAACATCTTGTAAATATTTTTCATTGTAAAGGGGATTTTAGTTTGAGTTTCAACAAATTTATTGATGTCCCTCATTACTCCAGATGTAACATATTTTTCTAAATTCATTTTTTTAAATACGTGATCCCAAGATTGCTTTTGAATTATTTTTGAAAAATCAGCTTTATTGGTTATGCCTTTGTTATATCCAATTTCCATTCCTATTGTACTTAATCCAATTTCTTTTGTATTGTAATTTAAATTGTCTAATTGTTCTTTTAGGTTGTCAAAAGATTTCATGATAAATACGTATCTATTTACTAATGCCCTTACTTCATTGTATTGCATTATCCCTTCTTGATCTTCTTCTTTTTCATCTTCTTCCATAAAGAAACCTTCAAACTCAAAATTACTTGATGTAACAGGTTTAAATAATCTAATTAATCCTATATCTATTACAGTTTTCCTTTCTGCATTAGAAAAGCAGTCACCCAAGTTTTCAGTATTTCCGTATTGTGAAATTACTGTTCCTAATCTAGGAAACCTTCTAATGTGTTCTATAGTTTCATAGTTGCATAACGAAACTATTTCACAGCCTTCAGGTGCAATTGTCCAAGCGTGCATTATGTGACGCTCAACATTTGAAAAAGGTGGATTCATATAAATAGCATTTATATGACTTATTTCTTCTGGTTTACAATCAAAAAAATCTGTTCCTATTATCTTGCATTTAGATTTTAAAATTGCCTGACACCTTTCATTAATTTCTATTGTTAAAACCTCTTTTGCTCCATTATTTTTACAGTAATCTACAATATGACCAAACCCTCCATGAGGCTCAAGGATTACCTTTCCCTCACATTCTAAATTCATTAATTCAATTGCCTCTAATGGAGTTGGGTATAACTCTTGATGAAATTCGTTCATAATTTTGTTTTTTATATTATCCTTTTGGGTTACAGTTTATTCCTCCAAATAGAAAGTGGCTAATTGTATTGTAAATACCTCCATTGCCTTTTATAGACTTTAATAATTTTTTAATTATTTTCATATTTTTATTTTCTAATTCAACTTTACATTCCGTAAAACCATACTTTTTTTTAGCAATTTCAAAAACCTCTGTCGCTATAATATTATTAAAGTAGTTATCAATTTTTTCTTTTAATTCTTTAGAAAGTTTCATATTTTTATTTTTTGTAAATGTATAATTAATTATTTGATAAACAATACCTAAAACGAAATTTTTTAGTAATTTTAAAATTACTTTTCTATCTATATGGGTGGAGTCTAACTCAATCCTTTGATTTTCACTGCGTTAAGATAATTAGAAAAATTAGTATAATTGTTGTTAAATATGTTCATTTTAAACTTGTTTCCATTCTCCCATTCTTGATGACATTGTAGGCATAAATTATTTATATTTAATAAATTGTGCCTTAATTCTGGTGCAATTGATTTTGGAATTACATGACTATAACGCCACCTTGCTATAACTTTTCCATCTTCACCTCTAAAATCTGTGGGCAATTGTTTATTACACTCTTCGCATTTGTGATTAGATAGATTAAAACTTTGTTCATAAAACTTTTCATCTTCAATTATTGCACTATTTCTTTTCTTTTCATTTGTTTTCCTTCTTAAAGATTCTTTAAATTCAAATTTAAGCCTATTTTCAGCCGCACTGCTTAACTTTTTATCTTTTTGTATATACTTTGTTGCTTCATTTTTTTTAACGCCTCTATTTGACTGTAAACGATTATTATTACATATCAAACATAGACCAAAAAAAGCATTCGAAATTTTTTGCTGCTTTTTGCAGTTTTTACATATTTTTTCCATCATTTTTGTCTCTTTTTTTTGTGTAAATATAGGGTAAAAATAACGTTAAAATGAAATTTTTTACTCTTTTTTGTAACTTGTTGATTTTCAATGAGTTTCTTAACTCCACTCATATAGATAGAAAAGAACCCCCTTAAAAAAAACAAGGAATATATAAAAGGGTTTTATAGGGATGAATTATATCAACAATTCATCCCTTAAAAACTACCCTTTTAAAAGTGATTTAATTTTATTTAAAATACCTTCATTTACTATCTTAATTATTTCATCTAGTAAAATAAAAAGTCGGCTTTTTTTATCAAACCTAACTTGTTCATTTTCTCCAATAGATTGCAATTCGATTAATACGACATATATCAACATTGTAAACTTTATGGCAAGAAGAATTGATGAAATAAATCCAAATAATTCTAATCTTAAAGTTTCTATTTCTAAAGTGTATATAAACCAAATTATAATTGTAAAAATAAAGATTTTTTCAAACGCTCGCCACCCACGACCGCTTTCAAATGTAAAGGGTTTTCCTAAATCATTTTTTCTCTTTGTATCTGCCTTAATGCCCGTATGGATGTCAACTATATTTATCCCTAGAGCTATTAGCCATAGAGTTGAGTTTATTCCAAACAAATATAATGGAGTAATTTGATTAATTGCTCCAATTATACTTGCAAATATAGTTCCAAGACTTGCTGAAACTATATATAAATCCTTGTGCATTAAGAAGTTTGTTATTAATTGCTTCATAATGTTATTGGTCGTTTAAATCAATTGTAAAGTCGTCTCCACTTTGAAAAGTGTATGAAAAACGACTTAATTGTGCGGTACTGCTCTCATATCCAGTACTATTTGTTATATCAGCTGTAAATAAAATTGATCCCGTAAAAATAGTTTTTCTATTATCGGGTAAAAGTGGGTCTTCAATTAAATCTACATCAAAATACCAAGTTCCTACAACAGATTCAAATACAACTCCAAATGAATCTATATAATCGATAGCCTTTGATTTTGAAAGTATTAGGTAACGATTATTAAGAATTTCAAATGACCTATATGGCTGTAATTTTGGATCTTTTTTCATCCAAGAAGACATTGTTCCCATATAAGTTTTACCAAGGTCTATAACAAGTTTTTCGCCACGCCTTGCTTTAACTGTTTTTAAATTTGGTAGGTTACTCATATTTTATTTTTTAATTGTTTTAAACTGCTGTTGTAATGCTTACAGCTAATTCTGGCATTGAAGTTTCTCTTACAACTGCAATATCTGGAGTAGCTAAAGTAACCACATAAAAGTTACTATTTTGTGCCCCAGTATAAGCTCTTTCTGCACCTGACATTCTCAACCCTTGATCTGCTCCAAATAATTCATAAAGTCCAGTTGAACGGTCAACTGTAATTGCAACAACCAAACCTCTTCCTAATGCTTCAATTGTCTTTCTGTCTTTTGCTAATTTACTATAAACGGTAAAAGCAATAGAATGAACGTGTGCAACATCTCCATCTTCTTTTATTTCAGGAGTTGAACTAGGTACAACTGAATAATCAGTTCCTTGAAATACATATTGAATTGCTGCTGTTTTTAGTTTAATGGCAGTCAATCCTTCTTGGTTTTTATTAGCATCATCTATCTCTCTATTTGAAGGTAAAAGAGTAGCAACTTTGTCAAAATCACTATAATTTACTAATATTAAATCTTTTTCTGCCCCAATGGCAGCATTAACTGTAGCACAATCTCTTAAAATTCCGCTACTTATAACTCTTATACAACCCATAATTATTTTTTTTATTTTTGTTAAAAAAAACCCCCAAAATAGGGGGATTTATAAAATTTATACTTAAAATTATTTAAATACTAGATAAGTGCAGAAGTTGTATAAAAACATACTTCTTCTGGACGTACTACAAAAATGTCAAGTGCAAAAGTCAATAACATTCCATACTCACGACCAAAGTTAGATAATCTATTTACTTCAAGGTTGTTAAAGTCAGAACTCAATGAAGTACCCATTTGAATTGCATCTGTCTTCAAATCACCTGACATAGAACACAATAAAAGTGTGTTGTCTGGGAAAGATGGATTTTCAATCATTGAATAACCTGCATATCTAAGGATACCCTCCTCAGTAACATCAACACCTTTGAAGTTTAAGTTTAAACGTTGTGCTTCTTTGATTAAATCGGCAGTTCCGTGAGACATCATGAACTTTCTATTTGCTCTTTTTCTCATTCCTTTTGTTTGTCCTTTGATAAGGATTTCCAATTTTTGGAAAATGTTTGCTGCAGTCAAAGCTGCCCCTAATGCATCTCCTGAACCACCTGCATGAGCTCTAAATGCAATAGATGTGTTGTTTACTACTTGTGTTGCAGTTGGAGTTGCTCCTTGCAATGCAGTGTATGCACTTGATTTTAGCTGAGGGATAAGTCCAGTTAATAGTGCAGTTGTGTTGTTTGTTAGCAATTCTTCAGCTGCTGAAGCAGCAGATCCCAAAAATAATTCTTCTAAAGACGATTGAACAACAGTTGGTAACCCTTCCCACTGAAATTCTCCAGCTGGCTGGTAATCTTTCCAGTAAGAGTAGTAGTCTGCTGGATCAAAAGTTTCAAAACTTTCAATTACTGCCAAACTTCTTTTAAATGCTTGCTTTAAAGATGTATTAGATACTGTTGATGCAGGGTTTGCTGAACGTGCTCTTAATACGTTTCTAATGTCATGTTTAAATGCGTTGTACCCATCTTTGTCTCCTTCATTCATAAATGCTAAAGAGTTTTCGATAAATACATTTCCTGTTAATGCTCTTGTCAATACGCCTACTGGTGCTGGTCCTACGTTAAATGCCATAATTTTGTAATTTATTTATTATATTTATTGAGATATTTGTGTAGGCTATCCCTGCTCCTTATTTTTTATTATAATTTTAAAAAAGTTTATTTTTTAAAATCTGATTCTTGCATTTTATTTGCCAAAGCTCTTTGAAAAATACTTCCTGTTGGAGATGCACCTACTTTTGCTCTTGCGGATGGCTTAAAATTTGAAGTAGTATTTTTTGCCAAAGTATCAATAGCTTGAGCTGCTAATTCTTCAAAAGCCTTTGCCTCTAAAAATTTTGCTTCAACGGCTCCACTTTCGTCTGTAAGTCTATTTACTTCAACCACTAATGCATCTACAATTTCTTGTAACTTCATAAAGTCTTCCATTGTAATTGAAGGCTGACTGTGATCCATTTCTGGAACTGGCTCAATTACCATTTCCTTTTCTTTCATTGGGTCGTCCATAGAGATAATCATTTCTTTTTCTTTATCTTTCATGGGGTCTGCAGCCATTTCCTCTTTTTTCATAGGGTCATCCATAGCAACAACTTTTTCTTCTTTTGGTGCAACTGCTGGTGCAGGATTTGTAATAACTGGCATATCTGCCATTCTTTCTTTACCATAACTTAAATCTTCAACTTCAGGAACACTTGTTTCACCTGGAACATTTTTTTCAATAGATGTGATTAAAAAATCAACTATTGTAATTTTTGCACCATCAGATAAAATAATTTCACCACTCTCTAAACTCGTACGGTCTCCCGTTTGATATTGAGATGGATCTTTTTGGAAAATTTCAAATTCCCCACCTTTGTCGTCATAGTACAACTGATTTACGAATTGTGCACCATTGACCATTCCTATCACTCGATGTAATAGATTTAGCGTGTTTTTCATATTGGATTCTTTTTTAATATTTGCGGCAACTGACTTTTGCCTCTTTTTAATATCAACTACTTTGTCAGCAAATCCGTAGTTAACAGCTTGTTTTGCATCAAGATAAGTTTCTTTATCCATCAACTTTTTTATTTCTTCTCTGCTTAAATCTGTAAATAAAATATAAAGTTCATACATCACATCTTCAAGATTCCTTAAAGAAGTTAAATGTATCTCCAAGTCATTAGCGTTTGCATACTGAATTTCAGGCACCATAGGATTATGTACCATTATGTCTGCACTGTTCGATATAAGTTTATTATTTGCAGCCAACATAATTAAAGATGCAATACTATAGGCATTTGCCGTGACTATAGTGGTAACATTTTTACCCATTTCTGAAAGTAAGTTCATCCAAACCATTATTAATAGTCCCTCGTATACACTACCGCCTGGACTTGCAATTTCAATAACCAAATTATCAAATTCATCAATTTTTCCCGCTTGTTCTTGTAGGTTTTTTAACGTTTCCCCTTCAATAACTGCACCTTCTAATTTAATGAGTCTTATAACTGAATTTTCTTCATTTTTTATTTCCACATTATTTATTGATTTTATTTTGTTAGCTGAGCCTTTTGTTGTATATTTGTTAACCATCCAATTTTTAAATGAATCTAAACTAAAAGAGGTAATTGAACTAAATCCTTTCCAATCTTTTGAGTAGCTATCTAAATAACCTTGCTTTGCAGAATCAATGTCTTTAAACCCAAACATAACTTTATGTTCGTCAAAAATTCCACTTTTAGGGTCAATTTGATTTACAACATAAACTTCAAAATCACTTTCAAGAAAATCACCTAGAAATACATCAATTTCGTCACCGTCAACTCCAATAGTATTTTCAAAATAGCCATAAGAGTAAGGCATAAATACAGACCATTTAACGCCTGATTTATCTGTTCCTGTTCTATTTGACCCAGACGGGTTTTCTATCGCTATATCGAAGCCATATACACTTAATTTGTCCTTTATATAGTTACCTGATTCCTTTTGATGCTTACTTGGATTTAATTCTGTTTCTTTGTCTGCTTTTATTTTTTCATCCATTTTATATTTTAGTTTTATTTTCTTTAAAAGCAACTTGTGTTTTAAAATCATTATATCTACTTTCTGAAAAAACAATTCCTTGAGACATTCCTCCCCTTGCATTATTTGCGGCATTTGCATTTGCATTTGAACCAATTGAAGGGTCAATTCCTAATCTTGCAGCATTGTTTGCAGCTATACTTGAAACTCCAGCTGTGGCAACTGATGTTGCTGCAGAAGAAATAGATCCACCTCCTGCTCCACCTCCTCCACTTTTTCTTGAAGGAAACCTAACTTTTTTAATATCAGCCAAACCTTTTATAATTGGTATTATAGTTGTTGCGGTTTCTGCTGCTTTAAATGCAACTGATAATGGAAATGGATATGGAGACTTAGCTGACCATATATTACTTATTGCTGTAGGTGCATTCATTATAGCCTGAGCTATTGCAACTTCTCTCTGAATACCAAAAAGCTCTGCAGCTTTATCCATTTGCCTATTAGCCTCCTTTGTCCTTATATCTCCAATAGACTTTTCTGAAACCGCTACAATCTCACCCCTTGCAGTAGCATATTTATTTATTATATCATTTTTTTGAGATTCCGTAAGCTCAGTATTTTCAAGTTCTTTTATCTTTTTTGCATCTAAGAAGGTAAAATCTCTAGTTTGTTTATCAATAAGTTGTTGCAATTCTAAAGCAAATGTGTTTTCTCCTTTTAATCTTTTTGCTTCAAGTTCTTTTTGGTCGGAATCTAATTGTGCTTGCTCTGCTAAATCGTGGTACTTTATGTCAATTAATGCTTTTTCACTTTCGGTCAAATCTTTTTTAAAAACCTCTGCTTGCCTCTGTCTTTCTAAAAAATCTAATTGTAAGGCTAAAACATTTTCACCATTAGCTTGCCTGTCTTGCAAGTCCTTTTCCTCTAAAGCAATTTTTGAATCAGACTCTCTTTGCAATCTATTAGCCTTAACTTCATCTTCTAAAACTTGATACCTTCCCCTTATTTCTGCCTTACCTATTTCAGTAAGTTCATCATTTTGAAGTTCATTATTTTTTCTTCTTTCAAGAAGGTCAATTTGTAATTTATCGGTATTTTCACCCAAAGATTTTCTTCTTTGAATGTCCATTTCATCAATTTTAGACTGATTGTCAAACTCTAATTTTGCAGCTTTTATTTTTTCGTCTTGAGCCCTTTTTCTTTCAGCTTCAGCTTTTTTTTGTGCAGCATCTCTTTTTGCCATAGCTTTTTCGTTTGCAGCTATTTCTTTTTCATCTAATCCAGAATCTCCGCCTACAACTCCACCACTTTTTGGCTGTAATGATTTTAATGCTGCATTTGCAGCTTGAATTCTTCCACGCCTTACTCCTAAATCTTTGTTAATTTTATCAATGTCCTCTTTTGCTTGAGCTCTATCTTGTCTATTAGACCTTTTTAAATTACTTAACTTTAATTTATCTAACTCTTCAAATATTTTTGTTGATTCTTTTAATCTTTTGTTAAGTGTATTGGTTTCTTCAATAGCTATTTTTTTATTTTCTTCAGCTATTGCCTTTGTTCTTTTTGGATCTAAACCTAAATAAATTTGAGTATCAGCTTTTAATGATTCTCCTGCGGCAATATTTCTAAGGTCAGAAAAAGTGGCGTTAAATTTAGTTAAAGTGTTAAGTGCTTCGGTAATTATTTGAACTGTTCCTGTAAAGAATTTGCTCAATGCACCATCTCCATTATTTAAAGATAAAATTAATCCATCAAAAGCTGAACTCATCAAAGTAGTTTGACCTGACAAACTATTTAATTGTTCATCTGCCATTTTTTGTGCAGCTCCTCCAGCTTCATTTAATGCAATTCCAAGAGCTTCAATTTTAGGTATATTTTTCCCCAAAACAAGAAGTGAAGTAGATGCTGTTCTACCAACTTCATCCATAGAGTCAGTTACAGAAATTCCATTTTTTGCAATTTCCCTTAAGCCTTCATTAAAAGGTTTTCCAGTTTTTGTAATTTCTGAAAAAATTCGTCTTAATGAAGTACCTGCCATTGAACCTTTTATTCCATTGTCAGCTAAAACTCCAAGAAGTGCAGTAGTTTGTTCAATTGGAACGTTTAAAGCATTTGCAACTGGTGCAACAAATTTCATTGATTCTTTAAAAGTTGTAATGTCTAAAGCCGATGAAGTAAATGATTTAGCCATTACGTCAACAACCCTACCCATTTGAGATGCATCAAGATTAAATGCACGTAATGTTTGACCTGCAATTAAAGCTGCATTTGCCAAATCTGTGTCAACTGCTGAAGCCAAAGTACTTATTGCCTTTGTAGATGCTAAAATTTCAGGTTCAGAAAAACCTAATTTACCAAGCTCTTTTTGCAAACCTACAATTTCAGAGGCAGTAAATCTTGTTGTTGCTCCTAGCTCTTTTGCATTGTCCGTTAGTCCCTTTATACCTTCTCTATTTGTTCCTAAAGTAGCAGCTAAATCAGCACTTACTTTGTCAAAATCTTTTATTGTATTATATGCACCTTTTAATACATTTGCAAACAAACTTATTCCTGCAACTAATCCAAAAGCACCAACTAAGTTTTTTACACCTGATGTAAGAGAGCCAATTGTACCACTTATTCCCTTTGAACTTTTACTAAAATCGCCAACCGCTCTATCTGCTTTTCTTACTTTTGTATCAAGTGTATCAAATTCTTTTTGAGCCTTTTTTATTGCATCTGTAGAAGCATTTTCACTAGAAATTAAGTCTAGTAACTTTCTTTTTGATTCACTTCTAGCATTAGTAAGTTTATTATATGCACTATTTAAAGTAATACTAGCAGAAGTTTCTTTTTTAAGGGAAGAATTTAGTCTATCTTCTACTTTAATGCCTGCCTCACTAACTTTTAAAGAATCGAGTTTTGCTTTATTTAATTTATCAAATATTGCTTTTAATTCTTTTTCCGTTGCACCTCTTCCTTCGAGAGTTCGCCTTTCATTTTCTAAGGCATCAATTGTTTTTTTTGAAAGTGCATTTTGAAGTTCAACTGCTTTATTTTTAGCAATTATCCTTTCCTCTAGTGTTTTAGTTCCATTACTAGCAATGGAATTCAATTGCACTATACTTCGTTGAGCCTGATTAGTATCAATTTCAACTGTTGTTTTAATTAAATTGTCTGCCATTGCTTTGTAATTTTATTTTTAATTTATTTAATAAATCGTATTGTCTATATAAAAAGTAGTAAAGCGTATTCCAAAAAATGTAGCGTCTGCTTGTGTGTCGTTATTTGTATTAGGAATAGAAAAAGGAGAAGCTTGTATTGTTAAAGTATCTATTCCATAGTAAATAATGGTTTTATCGCTATTTTTCCAGCTAATGGTTATTCCTTGTCCAGAAGTTCTCCCCCCATCTAATGGATATTGACCGTTAATTATGTTAGCTGTATCACCTACTGTATATCCTGCAAAACCTGAAGTCTTACAATACAATTCTGCTGTAGTTGAAAGTATGGTTACATCTTGGGTAGATAAAAAATCACTACTTACCGATGAACGGGTGTCATTTGACCAAGTGGTTTTTACAACAACTTTTACTTGAATTACACTAGGGTTAAATGTTTTTATAGAACCATCCGCCATCAAATATTGACTAGAAGTACCACCTTTTTTTATCAAAGAGTCAGCAGTTACTGTTCCATCTACTTCTAAATCTGCTTTAATTTTTTGTTTTGCCATTATCCTATGATTATAAATTTAACTGAATTAGCAACAATTGGTGTATTTACGTTAAAAGTCACTAAATTATTTGTCATAATTACTTCACATAAAAAAACGCTATTATCGCTTACAAATTTTGAAGTTGCTATTACATCAGTTCCAAAAGTATGAGCTATCGCAAAAGTAGAAACGAGAGAAGTACTTGATGAAATAGATACAAGTTTGCCTGTAAAACTACTTGGATTAGTTGATGAATAAAAGTCAGTACTATTAAATCCATCTAGTAAATCAGCATTTAAGTTGTTTACTTTAGTAGTTGATGTCACAACTAATGGTGATGTCCCTTGTGGTATAGTAGAAGTTAATACTGTAACAGCAGCAGCAGCTGGAGTATTTGCTCCTAATGTACCGTTTAGTACATTTGCGCCTGTCATTGTTTTTGCCCCTGTAATTGTTTGCGCTCCCGCTAATTTTACAACATCAGTATCATTAGATTTTGTGTCTAATTGTCCTTTAGTAACTAAATGGGTAGCTACTGTTCCGTCTGCCGATGAAACTGTACCGCTAAACTTACCATTACCCACTACGTCAAGTTTTTCTGTTGGAATTTTTTGATTTATCCCTAAGTTACCTTGATTGGATAATTGCATTAAATTAGTCCAGTTTATATCATTACTTCCATTGTTAAGAGAATGGTCAAAAGAAAAACCTGCATTACCGCCTGCTCCAGTTCCTGAACCTAATATTCTAACGGCAGATATTGAATCTGTTCTTGAATGCTTCCAAGATCCATTACTGGATCTGTATGCATTGTGTGCTGAATAAAATCCATAATCTTGATTTCCGAAAGTAGGAGAACCAATTCCTGATGCTCCAAAGTGAGCGTCTCCTGTAGAACCTTGCTGTCCTATACTTATTTTAGCAACATTTTGATTAACTAACATATCTCCATTTGATACGTGAAGTTTTTCTGTTGGGTTGGCTTGGCTTATACCTACATTGCCGTTAGCTAATTCAGTAATACCACTATCCCCTACAACACCACTTGCTGTAAATTTAGCTATTTTATTTGTCGTCCCTGAACCTGAAACTTTAGTGTTTATTTGCCCTTGCAACTTCCCACTTGCAATTAAAACAGTATCCGCAGCAACTATAGGAGTAGCAGTTGCTGTGCTTAATCCTGTTAATGGAGTCGCTCTAACTCTAACATCTGTATAATATAAATTACTACCCTCTGGTACTACAGTTGTATTTAAAGTCTGAAAAGTTTTATCACCTCTAAAATACTGAGAAGTTGTACCTGCGGTAATGCCCCCTTCTTTATTGTTTAGTTGCGCTTGAACTTTTCCAAAAGCAACTAAAATACTATCTGCTGAAGTTATCGTAGAATTTGCACCTACAACAAATCCAACTAAAAGAGTACTTAATACATCTGGTATATTTTTATTAATTACAACCCAATGCGCTCTAGTTGTAGGAGAATCTTGTCTTGCTATAAGTAAATCACCTGCTTCAACTGCTTCTGTAAAGAAATCTCCAGCAGCACTAACTGCATAAGTCCAGCCTCTTTTAATACCAGTAGCAAAAGGTGTTGAATCTAATTTAGGAGTATCCGTACTTGCATCATATCCATCTTGAAAAACTAACGCTCCATAGCTTAATACTAATGAATCTACATAGGATTTAGTCGCTTTTTGAGATGCTATTTTTTCATCTGAATTTTCAGCTAAACTAGCACTTAAACTTAGAAAAGAAGCTGTAATTACACTTTGTGTAGTCAATACTGCATTGTTAACTTTAACTTTATCTGCAGCATTTAATAAACCAGCTTCTGTAATAGAAGCTTCTGGAATAGTAACTCCAGTACCGTTGCTATTTGTTACAGGAAAAGTTGTTGCCGTTCTTGTTCCTGCTGCTAAATTAGTAGCTACATTTTGTTGAGCATTGGTAGCTACCGTATCGAGTTTAGTCTTGTCTTCACTACTCATTACACCATCAGTAGATGTAGTTGCTTTTTTTAAAGTCAATTGTTGTCCTAATAAACTAGCAGCTTGTGCCGTTGTATCAACAACTGCATCCAAAGTAACTGCAGCGTGTAAGCCAGATCTTTCTCCAGTTGTTATAATTGAACCTGAACCTAAATCTAAAACTCCACCTAACTTTGTTTTTTCTGCTGGAGATAAAAGTCCTGCTTTATTTGTTCCAGATACAAGTGTTGCTAAAGGTATAGTTGCATTGTTGCCTGTACTAGAAGTTACTGAACCGTTAGTTTCTGAGGCTATATAATCTAAGTTTGTAATACCACTAGATCCTAAGTCCACCCATTCTCCAAAGGGAGCAGATGCAGGTACTGGATCATATGCTTTCCAGACATAAAGTGTTTTGTCCGCTGTGTCCCAATATATTTGACCATCTTTAGGGTTATTTGGTGCTACCGCTAAATTCTGAACCACTGCGTTCAATAGTTGATTTTTTGTTAAATCTAAATCAACTAAGTATTTTATTGCTGCCATTTTTTTTATTTTTATTAGTTAAAATATGCATATCCGCTAAATGATGCTTTAAATGTTATTGTCACCTGATTGTTATTTATATAGTTAACTTGTCCTATCACATGACTATCTGCTGTATCTACAACTGTTACAGATGGCTTTTTATCTAGATTATGAGTTATACTCCAAACTGATGATGCGTTGGTTTGATTATAAATAAAATTCTTATCTTGTTTTATTTTACTTAAAGCTTCATTAATTGTATCTACAGTAGGATATTTATCTCCACTCCCATCTACATCTAAACTATCTTGTTTATTTGATTTACTTTCTTTTAAGTCTAATTGAGCTTTATTTACTAAATGATTTGGAGATGTTGCTTCAGATGCGGAAACCGTACCATTAAATTGCCCAATTGCTCCGCTTCCATTGTCAGAAACTTCTCCAAAGAATAACTTTGTTCCTTGTGTAAAAATCGGAGAATCTACTAATCCTGATGGTGAAGTATATGGAACCTTTCCATCTGTAAGGTTTGAAGGACGAACAAGATTAATTTTTCGTGCCTTAAAACTTGAACCTTCTGAGTCTTGATCTGTATTTGTTGGATCAACAATATGTATCCAAGCTGTGTTTGGTACTGTTGTTATTTCGGTTAATTCTGTTAATTTTTCTTTTGCCATTTTATTTTTTTATTAATTATTAAATAAATAATCATTACCTTGTTGAAACGTGTAATCGTTTTGATTTTGAAATATATATGTATTATCTCCAAAGATATATTGATTTATAATTAATTTTATTAGTTTTACTCTTACGTTTGTTTCAGAGTCTACATATTCCTGAATTGATTCGATTATATAAAATCCACCAAGACTTTCTACGTAAATTGGTTCAGCCAATTCAACATTTTTAACAACCTCAATGGGAAGTAAAAAAGAAGCTTCAGACCTTACTGATTCATCAATTATATTATACCAATCTTTCATTCCACTAGGAATTATCAAACCATTTACATTTGAAACTGCAGGCAATGATGATATTGTGCCTTGACTTGCTTGACTTGCTCTTATTTGAGCCAATCCTGTAATTGATCCCGTAACTTCTACTAATCCCAAACCTTTATTTGTATATTCAAAATAAGGCGAATTTGTGTTGGCTACATAGTCAATTGCTTCAACATCCTTAAATAATTTAGAAAAGTTTTGAGTAAAATCTTTATACTTGCTGTCTGAACCCTGATTTGTCAACTGATAAACTGCGGAGTTTCCCTTAAATGGGTCAGACAATGCAATTTCGTTATTTTTTGCATAATCTTGTCCGTAGTCCGTGTTATATAGCGGACTTATATATTGCAAGTGATACTTTGTCCAATCTTGATAATTTCCTTCGGTTTTTCTAGTTTCATATGAACCGTATGAGAACAGTTTAATTGTTTTTGTTGGTGTAACTACCCCATTAATTAATATGTTACTCAAACCTATACTTATTAAAATTCCCTCCCTATCCATTATTGCAGATAATACATTTTTAATTGTATCTCTAGGTGCTGCATGGGTTAAATTTATATCATTTGATTCATATTGATTAAATTCATCGTAAGAAATTGCCCCTTTAGGTAAAAACTCATCTTCAAAAATCATATTTGAAATGAATACATCTTGTTGATTTTTAAAGTCATCAGAATTTTGATCTACAACCATTGCAACTCCAAACAATCTATCGGCTCCAGACGGAACAACACTTAATTGCGATTTACTAGATTTTACAATAAACAGTGTACCATCATCTATCACTTCTTTGGTCATTACACTTTGTATAAAAGGGTCTCCAGCGGTCGTTGGATACCACAATGAAATTACGTATGGGTCTAACATAAAGTCAGTATAATTACATTTCCAAGTTAAACTCCCAAACGCTATATTACTTAAATTAGGAACTACGATCATTTTATCGGTTACCTTGTAATTTTTAGTTTCACTTGCACCTATATTTAAATTAAAATTAGGTGGTGGATTTAAATCATTTGGAAAAAACGCATTAGCTTCATCTGGATAAACAAAAGATGTGTTATATCTATAATCAAAAGGATCTAAATCATTTTGAATAAAATTGTGAGAAGTATTTTCTACTACAGGGGTATATATTTTCTTAACTAGAAAATTATCATTTTGACTTTGAAATAAATCTTTGTCAATCATGTAAGTATTTTCTAATTTTGCCCAATCTATTGAGTTATCATAATATGGTGTATATCCATATGACTCTATGGCAATATCAAATAATGCCTTTACATTAAAAATTGGTCTTGATTGATAAGGATTAAACGAATCATCAAGTCTAAGGTCATTTTCTCTAGTGCCATCTAATTTAAGCGCACCCTGACTTATTTGAAACTTATCGCCTATTGCATTCAAATTATTTGGATACTTTGCTATTCCATAAGTTTTTCCTGATATATTTGTAAGTGCAGGAAGAACTGTTGTCTTTGACATTTTATATTCAGTCATTTCTAAAATTGCATCTTTATAAATTTGTGGAGTTTCTGGTAAGTCTGCATTTAGTAAATCAAAATAACTTGAAGTTCCCCATTTTTCTACAATATCCAGTGCTTCATCAATAAAATTTACATTAATTTCTCCCATTTCTGTGTTATTAATTAACAAAAATCCAGATTGAAAAAGCTTATCTTTTATTAAATATTTTGCTACGTATTTTATATTAAACGCCTTTGCTAATTCTTTTTTGTTAAAAACATTAATTCCCAGTGCATCTATATTTTGTTTAACATATGGTAATGTAAAAGTGTTTGTGTGCTGTAATTGTCTACCAGAAATGCTTCCTATAGAATTAATAATTGCATTATATTTCACATCATTTTGTTCACTTAAAATTAATTCTTTCCAAAAACCATCTTTTAAAATTTCTATTCTTGTATTCATAGTTTATCTTGTTTGATGATTAGACATTGAAATGCTTGAAAGAGTTACTGAAAAATCTCCACCATTTGCAGTATTTTGAAGTGGTGTGGTAGCTGATGAAAGTTTCATTACTTCAAGCCTTGATGTTCCATTTTCAGCATATAAAACTATTGGCGATGAATGTATGCCCATCATTGATTTCATTTCTAATAAATTTAAGTTTAAAGCTTTTAAGTCTAAACTGTATGAAGAGGAAACTGACGTATAGTTCAATGGCACGTATGTTTTACCTCCTAATTTATTTGTACTTTCGAATAAACCTCCTTGTATCATTCCATTTTCTGATCTTGAGTAATTCTTTTTACTCAAATCCATTCCCCAAAACATCCAGCCTGAAAATCTACTTTTAAAATAAATGAACCCTCCACAAGACTCTTTACCATTTCCTAATATTTGCGTATTTTTTGGAGTTATTGTATTTGTTGACCCCAAAATAGTTGAAACTCCTTCAGGCGTTATTTTTGAAACATTATTAGATGTAGCATTAGCTGTATAAATATTTCCACTTGTATCAATTGTTATACCTTGAGGGTTTGTTCCCGTTGTTCCCAAAATAGTTGAAACGCCTTCAGGCGTTATTTTTGAAACGTTATTTGAACTGATATTTGAAGTATAAATGTTATTTGAGCTATCAATTGTAATTGCTTGTGGCAAATCTCCAGTTGTTCCTAAAATAGTTGAAACGCCTTCAGGAGTTATTTTTGAAACGTTATTTGAATTATAATTGGCGGTATAAATGTTATTTGAGCTATCAACTGTAATTGCGGTTGGGTTTATTTCTGTATTTCCCAAAATAGTTGAAACTCCTTCAGGCGTTATTTTTGAAACGTTATTTGAATTATAATTGGCGGTATAAATGTTATTTGAGATATCAATTGTAATTGCTTGTGGCAAATCTCCAGTTGTTCCTAAAATAGTTGAAACTCCTTCAGGCGTTATTTTTGAAACATTATTAGATGTAGCATTAGCTGTATAAATATTTCCACTTGTATCAATTGTTATACCTTGAGGGTTTGTTCCCGTTGTTCCCAAAATAGTTGAAACGCCTTCAGGCGTTATTTTTGAAACGTTATTATATGTAGCATTAGCTGTATAAATATTTCCACTTGTATCAATTGTTATACCTTGAGGGTTTGTTCCCGTTGTTCCCAAAATAGAAAAAAACTCACTTGGAGTTATTTTAGTTACGTTGTTCGAAACTGAATTTGAAGTGTAAATATTTCCATTTGTATCAATTGTTATACCTTGAGGACTTAATCCTAAAAATGTATTACCATTTAAAAATGAAAGTTCCGTTTTTATTAATTTTGTATTAAATTTTAAAGCTAAGCTTTCAATGCTAATGCCATATAAATCAAATTCCGTTAAAGGTTGTGTTTTTTCTACTTTTGGAATAAAATCAATATATTCCCTTCCACCATTTAAAGGAAATTTTTGTATTGCAGTAGGATTTGAAGTAGTGTCAGTATATATTAGATACTTGTAGTAAAATTTTGATGTTGTTGTATTGCTTGCTAAAATGTCTGAAAAATCAGAAATTTTATAAATATCTGAATCATGCAATTGTCTTGTAATTTCCATTAAGTCAAATGATACTGAAATTCCTGAATTAATATCAAAATCTGCATACTTCACTTGTGTACTATTTAATGTTTGATTTTCCGCATTGTAAATCTCTATATCTATATACATTTTATTTGCTAGCAAATTGCTTTCAATGACATTAATTCTTAACGGCTCATATATATAACAGTAAGTTAATGTTGATGTTGCCTCTTGTCCTATTATTTCCGTGTTAATTGTTATTGCCATGTTTTTTAATTTTTATCCGAATTTTGAGCCAAAATTATTTAGCCAATCTTTTCTTTTGTTACAGTTACATCCTTTTTCTTTTGCTATTTTTGCTAGTGTTGGTACAACGGTTTCAATTATCTTTTCTACCGTGTCACCTAGCTTCAATTTTTGTTTCATTTTTTATTATTTTATTTGTTGAGGCAAGGGAATCGAACCCAATTTAAATTACCAAATACCCCAATTATTTTGCATACTTTTTAAAGTCAAACAAATTTTCTTTAACCACTTTGTTGATTTCTTTTTGAATATTAATTTTTACAGAATCTCCTAGTTTTTTATTAAATTGTAAAAAGTTTTCTGCAATAGCTTCTTCCAGTGCATTTGGTGCATTTTTTACAAAGTTTTTTGTACCCTTTTTCCCTATACTGGCTTGAATTGCAAATGCAGTTCCTCGTTCACTTAGTCCTTCAAATTTTATATTCTCTTTTTTTACAAATTGTAATATATTGTCAAAGGGAGGTCTCTTTCCTGGTCCACGACCATATACCGCAAACTGAATGTGAGATGGTGTTAATAATATTACCTTACTTTCACTTACAACTATTTTACCTTTGTTTGAAGTTTTTTTGTCTAAAATTGCAGTAGTCATTTGTAAAAATTCTTTTGCAATTTCTATAAATCCTATATCTATCCTAGCCATATTAACAGTTTACCGTATTGGAAATTTCAGTATTCATAGTCCATTTACATAAAACTCCACTATGCTTACCTGCCCCATGAGCAGGAACTAACTTATAACTTGCATTTGTAATTGAAGGTGAAGTACTTCTTTGAAAAGGAATTAATTTATCATAAAGTTTTTGTAAAAACAATTGAAATAAACTTCCCATTTGTTGACTTGCAAGTTCTAAATCATTTTTTTTCATACTCTCTGCTTTTTTAACTAGCAATGCCGTAATTACTGAAGATGGATTTTCTAAAAATCCATTTGAATCAAAGCTTAAAACAGTATCAATGTCCCAAGAAATTAGAAAAACTGGAGAATCTTCCTCTCTAGTTAGTGCATTTAATTGCGTTTCAATTCTTTCATAACTATTTGTAAAGACTGCACTTACACCTACTTCTAGTGCAGCCTCTTTAATTAATTCTATCATATAATCATTTTATTTGATTTACTGTAGATGCGGTTAAAAATCCTAAAAAGAATATAGCAACTTTGGATTCATACCATTTTACATCTTCCTTTCTTTCATAATACTTTCCACCTACAACAGTAACATTTTTATTTGAATGAACCTCATCTAGTGTATAGGTCTTTTTGCCTAAAAACCACTTTCTCTTCATTCCTTCAATTCTATATACCGTATCGACTATTTTAAAATCTTTTAATACAAAATCTTTTTCCGTACTTTTGTAACTAAATGAATAATCTTTATTAATTACTTCTCCAGTTACTTTAAATGGAATTTTTATTGTATCTTTGTACTTTATGACAATTGAGTCGTATTTTGTTTCTTGTATACTTTCACTAAAAGTATTTACTTTTTCAAACTTATTTCTAAGCAGTTTAAGGCTTGAATTTTTTTCATCTATAAGTTTGTTAAGTTCTTTAACTTTTAGTTCAGCACGTGCCATAGATGCTACTTGAGTACCATCTTTTAACTCATACTTTACTAATTCAATTTTAGCATTATTTATTTTTAGATTTGCATTTTTAGCTAAACTATTTTGAATATAAATTATTGCACAAAGAGAGAGTAAAACTAATAGTAAAATAAATTTTTTTTTAATCCAATTTTGAACGTCTTTCATAAATTTCCTTTCTATCTTTAAAACCATTTGCATCGCCATATCTTTGCGTTTGTCTCCCTATGTTTACAATATCACTTATAGAATCAAGGTCATTTAGGTCAGCAAACTTATTTAAATTATTTACCTTCCAATACCACAGTGAACTAATGAGTGCATCGGCTTCTGTTTCTAAAAGTTCAGGATTTTTTAAATAATCAATTTTAGTATCTTTACTTAATTTTGTAAAATTATTTTTACCTGTAATTCCAATAAATCCACCTGCTCTATACTTCCACCCATCGCCACTTTCTTCATCGCCATTACCCATTCTATTTGCATAAACATAATTTGCCATTTTTTCAGAATTCCTCAAATAAGAAGAAACAAACAAATTAGTTTTGCCTTTAAATGGTGTATAAAAAATTTCTTTTGCCTGCTTAATTGTTGTGTAGTATGTATCTTCTCTAACTGGTTTTAAATTACTTTCATGCTCCAATTGTGTCATTAAGTGGTTGTACCTAAGTTTTGTGTTAATGTAAAAAGACTCCAAAAGACTTTTGTATTTTTCTCTAAATTCCATTTTTTAATTTTTAAGTGAACGAAAAAGTGGCAATTATATCTCCTGATAAAATTGTTCCTGAGTTTCCATCTGATGCACCCGAGGTAATTGCAAAAGCCAAACCTAAACTAAAATTAATTCCAACTAAGGCGGGCACCGTAAATCCACACTGTCCAGATGGCAATGGTATTGTAATTAAAGGTATGTCTACCCCTACATTGGGTGCAGTTGCCTTGTTGTATAGTTTAAAAAACTTTATTGTTGCAGATGTGTTTACAACAAATAAGTTGCTTAAATTACTTTTTCCTGTTTTTATTAAATTTGAATTGCTTCCTGCTGCAGAAATAAAATTCTCATATATCTGTGGGCTGTCACTTTGATTTACAACTTTAATTGATTTAATTTCTCCTCCATTTGAACCAGTATCAAATCCTGTATTTTTCTCTATAAATTTTTCAAAATCAATTTTTGTAAAAGCTACATTATTAATATCTACAATTTCATTTAACCTTATGGATAAAATGGCTCCCCCTAATTTAAAAATAGTGTACATATCTACATCTTGATCGTATTTAAAAAATTCAAAATTAGATTTTCATCCTGATATTACATCATTATTTATTGTGTCAACTATATATAAATAGTTTCCATTTGTGTATACTTTTTTGCCATTTTATTAAATTATTTTGTTATCTTTGTCTTTTCATTCTATCCTCAGCAATTTTTGTCATAAGGTGTTGTATATGCGCTTGCTTTGCCTTAGATAAACTATTTATTTGAGTGAGTCCATAATCAAATTGTAGTGCCTCATTAAATTTTAAATTAAAGTCTGTACAAATACTTTTAATTGTATTTATAACATTAAATTGATTCATACCTTCTCCCCCTGCAGATGAATAGTCTTTATCGGGAAACTCAACTTCAAAAAATAGTTTTTTCCAATTCAATTCTGACTGTTCAAGCGAACTATCAATCCAATTATATAGCCCTAGCATGTCAAATAGGTTCTCATCTAGTATTTTTTCTCTAAAATTTTTGAACTCTATGGAATCAATGTCAAAATCTTGCTCATTGTTGGAGCTAAAACAGACAATTGATATAATTTCTGTCATCAATTGTCCTATTTTTTCTTCCGAATTGTCTTTTCCAAGCAATGTTTGCAACTCCATCATGGCAATAAAGGTAATATTGTCCACGTTTTGAGGCTTTTTTATTAAACTTTCCTCGTTTACCCTAGCTTTTTTAGGATCAATTTGTTTAATTTCCTCAATTTGAGCCTGCATTTTTCGAAAAAATCTAATAAAATCAAATATTTTCCAAAATTTCCACCTATTGTAAGTGTAAACCTCCTTCATAATTTTATTAAAATCTACTTTTTCCTCACATATTTGGTCTAAAAACCTTAATTTGTATATCATTTAGTCTAAAAAATCATCTAACATAATGAGAAGTTCAGCTTGTTTTTCAAAAAGTAACGTTCTATGCAATGGTGTAGCTTGATATAGGTTACATATAATAAGTTCAAGATTCTCTTCTATTTCTTCTTTGGTATAATTGTGTGCTACTTTTTCTTTAGTATCTTCTTCTTTAGTTTGGCTTTCATCTATTACAATTTCCTCAACTACCTCTATTTCTTTAAATGAAGCGTCTGTAATCAATTCTTTTTCTTTTTCTTCCTCTAGCTTGCTTTTAACAATTGGGTCGCTCAAATCAATTCCTTTTGCTTCAATAGCTTTCACCTCTTCTAATCTTTGCAAAGCTAGATTTATTAAATCTACTTTTTTCTTTCCTTGATGCCACACCTCAGGGATGCCCAACTCAGTAAACTTTTCCTTCAAGTCTCCATAAGCCACTGCTTCCAATTCTAATTTTTGATCCAATGCTCTTTGGTATTCAATTTGTTCTAATGCTTTACTCATAATATTTTGTTTTTAAATTATTTACTTATCTCTATTTTAAAGCCTGTATTTTTAGGTATACGGCTTTGTTATTGTTTTTTGGTAATATATTACCACTTTATTTTTTTAATGCCTTAAATCAAACGTATTGACTTTATGACAAAAAGAAACCCACTCTATTTTTAATAAAGTGGGTTTCTGCTATTGTTTTGTTTTTTAAAAATTTTTACCCTTTTAATTAATTTAATTGTATTTCAGTATTGTTAAAAATCTTGTATCCAATTTTTTTAAATGCTTTATATTGTTCAATTACCCAATCTTTATATAAACAATACTTTTAAAAACATTTTTAACAAAACTTTAACAAATCTACCTTACTATAAAAATTACATTTTTAGGAGCCATCTTTCGAAAAGAATCTTCCTCCTCTTTATTTTCTACAGTATGAAGTGTTACTTTGTATTTCTTTTGCTTTGTGTCTAAAACAAAGTTTATAAAATTGTCTTTTGCATCACATCTATATTCTCTTGCTTCCAACTCTCTTGGATAAATTTCTTTTTTCTTATTCATGTCTTAAAATTTTTTATTTAAATTGTCTTTTATGATAAAATCCATTTCATCAATAGGGATTGATATAAAGTTTAGCTCTATTTCATAATCACTAGAAAATATGCTTAAATCAAAAATATGTTCCTTTACATATATTCTAGCTATTCTATCAAATAAAATACATCTGTAATAGTTAGTACTGATTTTTTGAAATCCGTATTTGTCTAAGATATACAAATCAACTTCCGATATTTTATGCTCTGTATTTTTCATAACTTTTTTTTTTGATAAAGAGTCAGGATTCGAACCTGAAAGAATTGGGGTTTTTGTCCACTCGTTTTGCCTACTTAAACTATCTCTCTATTTTTTGGACAAGGTGGGATTCAAGCCAACTTTATATTCAACGCTCATTGTCTCACATTTTAAGCGACTCCCCGTGTCCTACGCTATATTGTGTATTTTAATAATTATTTTGAACTTTGCCTTATCGACTTTACAAAGATAAGAAACTTTATTTAATAAACAATACTTTTTAAATATTATTTTTAATCTATTTTAACATACATGGCATAATCAAAACCGTATGTAAAGATTCTTTCCCTTGTGGATGCATTAGCATAGCTCTATTTGGCAAAGAAAATTTTAATACAATAGTTTTTTCCTTTATATTTTTTAAGCCCGTTAAAAGAAGTTTATAATTCAATCCTATTGTAATGTTTTCGTCAATAAGTTTTTTGCAATGTAGACTATCATACATATCAATTTCATTTCCTTCGTATGTATGAATTTTCATTAGGTCTTTTACTATCTCTAATTTTACTATTGAAGTTACTTTATTTGTAATTGCACCTATATTTTTTAAAGCAGTTTCAAATTCCTTTTTGTCTACATAAATTTCAATATTGTTTTCTTTTGGAATAACGGCTTCATAGTTTGGATATTTCCCATCAATTACATTTGATCTAATTTCGTAGTCTTCAAATTTTAAATTAATTTCTTTACCGTTAAAATCAATTTTACAAATTCCCTTTTTCTTATTCGTTATTTGTTTCACGAATTTTAAAAATCCTATTGGTAAAATTATTTTTGATTCAATAGGCATTCCGTCTAGTGATTGAATTGTATCTTTGTATTTATATTGAATTAATTTGTGCGCATCTGTTGCAGCTAAAGTTAATTCTAAATCGTGAAAGTCAAATAATACTCCTGACATAACAGGTCTTAAATCATCCTTTCCTGCAAATTCAATTGTTTGCGTTATTCCTTCATTCAGTTTTTCTGCATCCATTTCAAAAGAGTACATACTTTCTAAATCTTCTTTTATAAAAACATCAGCTTTTAATTCAGTGTTTAGTTTAAATGATTTTTCAAAGTATGAGAACGTACATTGTTTCTCTCCATTCTCAATTGTTAAATCTTGTTTTCCAATTGATTTTAAACAAGCAAACAGTTTCTTTGCATCTACCATGAAAGCATTGCTAGGATCACATACTGCCTCTACAGTGAATTGAAAGTATTGGTCTATGTTTCTTGTACTTAAAACAATTTGATTACCTTGTGCCTCTATTAATATGTTATCAAGGTCTGGATTCCTATTGCTTGCTTTTTGAATAGTTGTTACTAATTCTTTTACACCTTTCAATAATTCAATTGATTGTACTTGTATTTTCATCTTGTAATTTTATTATATGGTTTGGAAATATTTCCTTTGCAAAGTTAATTAAAAAAATTGGTTATTCAATAATTTTTTAAATATTATTTAATAAAATAAAAACCCCACTATTTCTAATGGGGCTAATAGGTCTCAGTTACCTATCTTGCTATCTAAAGATGTGCATTGTATTATAATCCCCAATACCTGGGTCGTAGCTTGATAGCATCCCTTAGCCGACTCTGATTATAAATAAAGAAAATGAAGGGCTATTAACACGTCTATTAAATTATCGCCACGCATTAAGCTTTATTTGACATTATTTTTATAAACTTGTATATAGTCCTGTAGCTTCAGTAAACAAATTTTGTAACTGATCGCAATAAATATCTTCATAAAGTACTTTAACTTTCTTTTCAAAGTTTTTATTCATACTATAGAATTCCATTGTATATGTATCCATAGGCGTTAATATTATTTTTAAGTACTTTGCTTTGGACTTATTGGTTTGTATTGTCATATTGATACCATCACTATATGAACCAAAGTTTTTAGTTCCTGTCATTGCAATAAATTCTCTTCCTCCTAATTGTTCCAATATTGTTTTAGCTACTTCCATCTTTCTAATTTTAATAAAATTTAGTTTTTAATTATTTCTATTTAAAAATAATTTTGCATTTCTTTCAGCGTCTCCTAATCTTGCAAACATAGTTGTGAAAACTAATTTTCCATCTCTCTCCACTTTAAAGAAGGTTCTTTTTGTGCCCTCTTTTAATACCTTTGATACATTTACACTCTCACCTGTTTTTGGGTTGCTTATTTTAGATACTTTATTTAAGGTAGTGAAAGTTTTCATAGTGTCTTTTTTTACTTTGCCTTATTGGCTCTACAAAGATACGAAACTTAATGAGAAATCAAATAAAGTTTAATGTTAAAATTTTGTTAAAAATTATTTTAAAAAATAATCAAATAAAAGTATTGTTTATTAAATAAACATTCGTATCTTTGTACCAGCAATAAAGCTAAACACTAAAACAAATATTATGACAACTATTTCAAACACTACAGCAACACAAACAGCAATTCAATTAGTAATTATGGATGCGATAGAAAAAGGACACATAAATAAAAACGATTTAATTGAATTTATGAAATCAGAAGTTTTTGAAAAAGCTGTTAAAAACTACGTTAAACTTTTAAAAACACTATAAATGAAAATTCAAAAATATCTAGCAACATTTAGCCTGGCTTTATTGGAAACACTTTATTTAAAAAAATTATTTTTAAAAATAAATGTTAAAAAACTTGTGAGAACAAAACTATAGTTGTATCTTTACACTATAATAAAAAGCAAAGTTAAACACTTGAGACGTAGACTCCGTCAAACCTTATAATTAAATCTTGATTTACAAAAAACCTTTTTAGTAAAGGTACGTAAAAAATAATGAATAAAAAAATAGGATATTAAAAATATTGTTTTCAAAAATAATCCTTCCGTACAATTTATGTTAATTATTTGTTAAAAGTTTGGTTTTTAAAAATATTGTTTTTGCAAATAAACTTTAACAAATGTTATTTTGAAAACCCGATTTTTTGAAATCAAAAGTTTTTGAAAATAAATTTGTTTTGTATTATTATATTTTGTATCTTTACGTTGGCGCTTTTTACTTTTTAAAAAAATGAATTTGGAAAAAAGTTTTTTAGTAAAAATACAACAAAAATAGTTTTAAAAAAAATAGGATATTAAAAATTTTTAGTTATTAGGTTTTGTTAAATATTGTTTTTGGAAAACTGTTTTTTTAAAAACCAAACTTTTAACAAAACTTTAACATAAGAGCCACTGAAGAAACTTTATGGAAAGATTAACAAATGTTTTTTGGAAATATGATTTTTTTAAATAACTTTTTAAAATTTGACTTATACAAGTTTTTAACAAAACTTTAACACAGAAGCCACTGAAGAATTTAAAACAAATCGGTATCATAAAGTTACGACTTATTTTTGTATTTTACAAATTTATTTTTAAAAACTTTTGATTTTAAAAAATCGGATTTTGCAAGTTTTTTTTTAGAAAAGATTTTTGTATAGCTACTATGTATAACATAGTACCGTCCACTGAATTTTTGGAAACATATTTTTTTAAATCCTATTTTTTTATTCAATTTTTTTTACGTATCTTTGTAGAAAAAGGATTTTTGTAAATTGGTTTTTTAAAAAAAAGACTTTTAGTGAAGGTACGAATAAAATTTGTCTTTGACAAACTATTTTATACTTTTGTTTTAAAAATAATTTATGTCCTATATTTATCCAGTTCTTATACTATATGAAACGATTACAATTTTTACCCCATTTTTGTAGGAAAAATTAAATTTTTGCAAAAACAACGATGTCAATGAGAGTCGCACTTTAGTATACTTTTTTTCGGGGTTATATAAAACTTTTTTTGTAGGAAAAATTTTTTAAAAAGTAGGTTTAAAATTAGGATTTGTCGAAAAAAAGTGTATTGTGCAATAATGGTGGTCAAAAAATTGGATTTGAAAAATTTTTTTTCAAAATATAAAAATCGCACGTTTTAAAAACTTTTTTTTGTAAAATACTTTTTGATAAAAAAATTATCCAAACTTTTCATGACAAATCTTGTCATAAAATAACCTTTTACCGACAATTATTATAAAAAATTACTCTTTGATGGTTTATATTTTTTAAAATCTTTTTTTTACAAAATATACTATATCAACAACTTACAAAAATTTAAGTGGGAAAAAGTCATAAAAAAAACATATAAAACCTTAAAAATCAAAACAAATCATTTAAAACCCTTCTTTTTTCTTTATAATCCTATGCTAATATCTTACTCTATTCTATTTACTTTATGATTGATTTATTGTTTTTATTTATTTCTCTTCTTTATTTTTGTTGTAGTTTATTTTTTTTATTATTCCTTATCTTTATTTTCCATTAAGTTAAACTTTTTATTAAAATCATTTTTAGGCTATTTTAAGGCATTAAAAATTATTTTCTATATAAGTAGGCATAAAATGTATTATCTTGTCTTAGAACAGCCTTTAAATTACTACAATTTGATTCTCATGCATATTGTTGTTCACCTTTAATCTCATTCCTTTGTAATAAAAATAATTAGTCTTTTTTATATGAGTTTTATTTACTAGATTTTTAAAGTCTTTCTCGCCCAACATTATTACAGATGGACTTTGTATGCTTGCTTTTAGATTTGACTTTGATATTAATTCTATCTTTGCCTTAATCTTTCCTTCTAGTATTTTATTCATCGTTTGTATTTTATTTTAATTTATAATTTTGTAGTTGCAATGGATTTGAACCACTATAAATTTAAGCTCCATTCACTTTAACTCCTTTGAGTATTATTTATTTAACAACTCCATGAGATACCTCTCATTTAGGCACATAAGATTAACTTTTTTATGTGAGAAAATTAGTTTTGATAGCTTAGCTTCCGTCCAAGTATCCCAGACATTACTGATTTTTAAGTCTTTAGACCTTAAGGAGCAGATTCCCTCACGATATAGTTTTTTTGAAATGGTGGTCGCTAACCATTTTTGTTGCAGTAAAGGGACTCGAACCCTCTTTTATACCTATTTTCATGGGTAAGAAATTAAAGTAACCTTACACGATTCTCATTTATTTAGTTAACATTATAAATGGTTGTCTTATTCTTTTTATACCACACTCCTTCGCAAGACTTTCATCAAGCATCCTTATAGCTTAATTAATTAGGCTTTTGGCTGGACTCTACCAATTTTAATTTTTATCAAAGATAAACTAATTTATTTAATATGCTAAATTTATATATGATTTTTATTATAATTATAAATGCGTTGCTGAACTGTTATTTCTTTCGTCTAAGATGAGGCATAGTTCCTTATCGCACTGGTACGCATTAATAAATTATTTCATTATATCTTTTAATTGGTTTATTATTGATTGACTTCTTTCTCCCCAAAACATATCACACTTTCCCATTTTTATAGGTGGATCTACAAAAAAGGATTGCCTAAACTCTGATTTTTTTGCATTGAATCTATAACATCCGACTTTTAATGGACAATCTTTTCCTGAACACATAGTTATATCTGCCATACTTTTTGTTGGTATTTACAAACATTAAGTGATTTTTATAGACTTAATGTTATGGTTAGTACTGTTTTTATATATATCCTTTTATTCTTCTAGCTTTACGAACTATTCTAAACTCTCCACCTCTTAAATTTTCTCTAGGTTTACGACTATTAATTCCATATCTTAATGCAGCTAGTTCATCTGGTTCGTGAGGTAGTTTATTATTTTTATCTCTTCTAAAGGTCATATAAGCATAGTATAGTCCTGAATCTTCACTACCTATCATTACAATTGATTTATCTTGTACTTTCTTTATTCCTGATTCTACGTTACCCTTTGTACATCTTCTTATTCCACCGTAACCACCTAATCTAATTTCTTCAATTAATAACGGCATGGCAGAATCAGCATATATTTTAGCCGTAAATGAAACTTCAGCCATTCTTATTTCTCTTAACGTTTGCTTTATAGTTAAGCCTGCCTTTGAAAACATTTCTTGTACATAGTAAGTTTGCTCAAAGTAAGTAATTTTTATCAAAGAAGTTTTATCTTTTCCTCCATATCCAAAATCCAATCCATACCAAGTATCGCCTTCATTATCAAAGTTATCCCATCTATCCCATCCACCATAAATTCTGCCTGAAACTTCTAATGTCCATTCAGCCATAATGGTATTGGTATAGTAAGTTGGATTTGTTTTTTCTAAGTCTCTATATCTTTTTACTACAGACTCATTTAAATTATCAATATTGTCTAAAAAAGTAGAATGAATATAAATAGTATCATCTAACCTTTCTCTTTTTTCAACTCCTTCTTTAAACCATTCCTTGTGTATCCAAGACTGTATGGATGAGGTTGGGTTGTAGATTAGAATTATCTTTAATGGTTTTCCCTTTATTCTTATTGATTCATCTACCTTTGAGAATTCGTCAAAACTTTCAACTTCTTCTGCTTCCTCAACGACTAAAGTTGTTATTCCTGATAGCGACTTTAGTTTTGCGGTTTGTGTTCCCGTTGACCTTATGCCCTTAAATATTATTGTTGATCCTGTTTTTTTATTAGTAATTACTCCATTTGCAATTCTAAAATCAGAAGCTAAACCCATTGTTTCAATTGCATTTTCTACGTCTGCGATTGTTGAGTCTTCAGAAGATGACATTGTTTGTCTTAAAAATAATATTTTATGTTTATACGGGCTATATGTTTTTTCTACCATAGCCACGGAGACAGTAAAAGATTTTCCTGATCCACGTCCACCATATACTTGATAATACCTAGGGTCTTCTAAGTTATCTTTAAATAAATCTGAAAACAATGGATTAATTAATAATTCTTTTATTTCGGGAGCGTTGTCTTTTTCAATTTCTGCATTGGTTCTCCTCTTTGCCATATTTTATTTTTTTAATCCAAATGTTATTTTAATGGGACTTACTCCACCATTGCCACTAAGAGTGGCTTCCATTTCTTCAGAGTCTTTTGCTTCTAAGTTAGTATCTAAATCTGATTTGTAAGTCTGCAATATATACTTTGATGCTTGAAAGTGTTGTGGATGCTCTTTGTCTTCTAATATTTTTTGAACATTATCTGCTGCCATATCAACTAAGGTTCTTCTCATTATTTGAAACATTGCCCTTAACTCTGGACTTTCAGAAAATGCACCTGAAACCTGCCAAAGTGGAATGTTACAATTTTTAGCTATCTCGCCTTTCGTTGTAAATCCTAAAATCATTGCCTGTTCTATAAGAGTTGATATTCTTTTTAATTTTTCACTTTTTTCTCTGCTTGCTTTTTTTGCTACTGGTTTTCCCATTTTTATCTATTTTTTTATTGTCTCGTCTTCAATTGACTTTATGAAGAACTCTAAAGTTTTGCAACATATATTTAAAAATCCTGTTACTAATTTTATTGAGATTAAAAAAATCTTTGGTAAAAAGAGTAAAATTATAATAAATATTGATACAAATAATTTTCCTAATAATTTTACTACTTTCATTTGTTTTTTTGTTTTTGGAGATGGTTCGGGCTTTGAACCCGAATCTTTTCACTTTTGCAATTGCTTTTCCAATTAAGCTATCCATCTCTTTTTTTTAAACTTTTTTAATTAGATTTTCCTCCGTTCTTTTAAATTTGCATTATTTGTTTAAACTTCAGATGCTCTAGTTGTAGTTCTTAATGAATTATAAATTGATCCTGTAAATGCATTTCCTCCTGAGTATATTGGGTTATATTTGTTACTTAACAATGCTTCCCAACTATTTACCTCAGAGACTTTAACTACTGACTTATCTTCTAATTTGCTTTCTAACCACTTTATGTAAAGAGAGCCTTGACTGTCATACAAAAATTGTGTAGACTTTTTGTATTTTTCAATCAATTCTTTTTCAAATTCTTTTCTTGTACTCATATTTAATTTTTTAAATTATTTTCCTCTATTCTCTTCTCCCCCAAAAACTCTAATTCTAGGCGTTAAATTTTCTTTCTTTACCTTTAAATCATTTGGAGTTTCAATTTGTAAAAATTCAAGAATGTCTCCCATATAAACTTCTGCAATAGAATAATACTCAGATGCAGCCATTCTTGTAACATTTTTGTCTGAAGCCTCTTTGTCAATTATATAGCCTGAATCCGTAAAGGTTCCAGGAAACATTTTCAACAACCTAGAATATGTATAATAACACAATGCAGGTACAACTAAATTATAAAGTTCAATGTCTGCAGCTAATGTTGCATCAATACATCTTAGTAAATTAGGCTTTCCAATTATTCTTTGTATATCAACCCTTTGTGCTACAAGTGCCGCAGCTTTTAATTTTGTCTCATCAATGTCAGGCTGTATAGAAGTTGTGTCAACCATAGCATCAACGATATTATGAACAATTAATTGATTTTCATTTAGTATATTGTTCATAATTTATATTTTTTGTGGAATTACATCTACATCAGTTTCGTCTAAATCTAGTTTTAATTTATTAATTTTTATACCTTTAGTTTTAAAAACTGATTTACTTAAAACTCTATTTAGTTCTGACTCTATCGAATCTCTACCGCCTTGAGTTAAAGAATTAAAGACAAAGTAAGCGTCTGTTAAGTCAGCAGAACTAAAACCTGTTTTTTGGTCTGCACCTGATAAAATAGGTGGAATTAAATATGCTCCATTAATTACTTTATTAGAAATATCATACCCCTTTACAACTGCATCTATTACTGCACCTGCTCCAGCTGCCCCTGTTCCAATTTCTTCTAATATCGTTCCTTTTAATTCATTTTCAGAAAGTCCTGATAAGGTAATTACTTTTCCAGTTCCCCTTGCCCCTTGTGCTTGCACAATTGCATCTTCAAACTTTTCTAGGTTTGGGTCATCGGCATCCATCATTGTTTTTAAGATATAGGAAGAAATAAAACCAGTTGAGGTTTCTTTTCTAGCTAAAATACTATTTTCTATATCAGCTAATACAAAATTAACTGGAGCCTGTAAAGGTGGTACTGGATAGCTTGAATGTCCTGTTTCTGAGAAATAAAGTATTTGTCCATTGTAGTTGTCAATTCCTCCGTCAGTGGATTCGATTTGTTCTAACGCTCTACTTGGATTGTATCTATCAAACCATTTTACTCTATTTTTTGTAACTGGTCTTCTAACATTAAGTACAACTTCGGAGTTAAGTCCAAAATTTTTGTGATATCCTACTTGTGAAGAATAATTCAATTCATCAAATTCATTAAACCTTAATTCAGCAATTCTCATCGGCATAATGCTTGATACTTCGCCTTTTAAATTAAAATTGCAATGAATTGCAAATGCTTCAAAGTAAGCATAATCATCTGCTAAAATAGATACTACATTTTTTAAAGTAAGTCCTTGTAAACTTACTACTTCATCTTCTCCTTCAAATCCTGCACCTTTGTAGAATTGCGATACTCTCTTTACTGCAGGCTTTGCACTTGGACTTTGTTCTATTAGATTTTTTAAAGTTTGAGGAAAAGCGTTAACTTTTCCCCACTTCATTATTCCAACTGCAGTATCTTGTACAGTTTCTACAGAAGTAACTTCTGATAAATTTTGTATACTAAATGCCATATTTAAATTTTTTATTATTTACATCCGACATTTTAAATATCTGATTTTAAAATTCTCCAACAAACTCAACGTCTGAATGGGATTTGTTAACTGGGTCTTTGTAAGTTGGGTCTTCCAATCTTCTCAATGCATTTACGCAATGAGTAAATGAATAATCTCTTATCTTTGATTGATCTACTCCAAATTTTGCTGAAAAAATTTCATAAATAGCTTTTACGCTTATTACTCCAAATTGACTTCTCCATACATCTACCGCTAAAAATTGTTTTTTTTGTGAACCTTTATTCTTTTTTTTATTTTCCATCTTGTTTTTGTTTGATGGTTGTGTGACAATATTGTCGTAATTAATTATTTTGCTTTAATCCCTTAAAAATATGTGCTATGACATCAACTGTCCATCCGTTGCCTATTGCATTTTTTCTAATATTTTCGCTAAACCCTAATGTGTAATTATTAGGTAATGTTTGTAGTGACTCCCAATAATTTGAATTAGCCATTTCATAAACCCCCTCGTTATTATAAATGATGCTAGCAGATGTTGTCTGTCTGTTGCCAGTAGCTGTAAGTGTGGGTGTTTTTTCTTTTAAAATTGACTTATTATATGGGTTGAAAAAACAATTTACAGTTTCCCAGTTAATTAATTTTCTATCTACAAATGGAACTACATCAATTTTATTAAACCATTGCTTACGGTATTCTATAACTTTTTTATTATCAATTGACTCTTTTATGTTAGGTATATTTGTCCAATACAATCTTGGTCTATTTTGTGCAGAAACAATTCTGCTGTTAATTTTAATAGGCTTCACACCTAATGCTTCTGTAATTATGTTCTCCCACTCTTTTTTCATTACAACATTTTCAAGTAAAAAATATTTAGGACTACATTCTTTTAAAACTCTAACATATTCCCAAAACAAACCACTTTTGCCTTCAAAACCAGCGCCATTGCCTACACTTGAAAAACTTTGACAAGGGCTACCCCCAATTAATAAATCTATTTTTGGTAGTTCGTTAGTTTTTAATTCAATAATGTCACCTAATTGTTTAGTGTTTGGGTAATTATTCATTGTTATTTTAATTCCATATTTGTCAATTTCACTAGCATAATAGTTATTAACTTTTATTCCCACTCTTTCTAGTGCAATTTGACCACATGACATTCCATCAAATAATGACAATACATTTATTCCTTCCTTATTTTCCATCTTGTTTTTTGTTTGATGGTTGTGTGGCAATATTGCCGTAATTTAATTATTTTTCTTTATATAAAATGAGGCAATACCTAGCACTTAGACGTTTTATTCACGGCTATGAATTGTATCTTAATTTTATTTCCTTTGTGTGCTGACCTCTTCGCCTCATTTACATATAATTCTAAAGTTATTTTTAATATTAATTGAAATTTAAAAACGACTTTTCTATCTATATGGGTGGAGTTAAGGGAATCTGTTGATAATCAACTATTTACAAATACCCATTTTTATCTAATTTTAACTAAAAAACCAATGCGATTTTATTACTAAATCAAAGTCGGTATCGGTATTTAGTCCTCCTAAATTTGGTATTTTAATTGTATTAATTAATTTTTGACTTGCCTTTGAGTCATCACATTGAGCCCTTAATTGATTGTCTAATGCCTTCAATGGATTTGACTTCATGAGTGAACTAAACACTTCTTTTGTTATCTCAAGCATTAAGCTAACGTGATTTGGATGACAGCCAAATGAGTCGTGAATCCAATCGGTTTGAAATATTCCCTCTTCCTGCATTTTTAAAGCAACTCTTCGCAAAAGTTCAGCATCTAAAGAATGAACATAATTAGGACTAATTGCTGACTTCATTTTTACTGGATTAATGTCCTCGGAATATGTTTTTTTCCATATCACTGTTGCTTTTCTTGAGCCTGGCAACAAACATGTAACTTGCTTTGGCTTCAATTCTTTTTTCTTTACGTGAATAACATGGAAGCCATCTGAGGTGTCCCACGTTATATGCTTGCCCCTTTTAGATATAACATTATTCATCTTGTGAATGTATGCTTCGAATGCTTTTCCCCCGTTTAAAACTCCAGCAATTGAGTCTCCAACAAACGAACTCAATAAAGATGAATTCTTTTTTGTTATGAACTTTCTATCTATATCTTGAGTTCTAAGCATATCCCACATAATTTCTGACCTACCTCCTGCAGTTCCGCCGTAATTTGAAACCATTACTGGTTTTTTACATATTTTTCTTCCATCTTTTTCTAAAAGCTGAAATAACGTCTGTAAGGCTTCCAAATTATCTTCTGGGGTAATTTTATCTATTTTTGTTTTTAGTAGCTCTAAAGACCTGCTAGATACCAACAAATAGGCGTCCTGCCTTTTTTGTATCCCATACTCATCGTAAATTGGAATTACATTTGTTGCAATACATCCTGCTTTGTCCCCTGTCATTGCGCTTGTAAATTGTGCGTTTGTGTTCAAATGAGTTTGTTAGGCTCACCCTGTTTACTTGATGAAAAGCAACTACTGCATCTTTATCATTGATTGCAGACCAGACTATATCTTCACCTTTCTTTTTAGTTAAGGTGTCTCCCGTTTCGAATCACTTGATTCTACGAACTTTCGTTCTAGTCGTTGAAGATTACAAACTAACACCTAGCTTTATACCAATCTTTTCCACTACAATATAAACCATTTTTTATGGCGTGTTTTACGTTTTCAATATGACTAACCACTTCTAAGTTATTTAGTCTGTTGTTATCTGTAACTCCGTCCTTATGATTTACAAACTCACTTTTTAAAAGTTGTCGCCCTATTTGTATTGAAGCTAAAAGTCTATGAACTAAATAGTTTTTTTGATTGACTTTTATTCTCATATATGGGTTTTTACTTTTACCATAATGAATGTGAGGCTTTAAAGTTTTTAGTTTTAAGCTTTTCTTTGTGCTATAAATTACCCCATTTTTATCCGCAAAATAATTTTGCATTTCTGGAATTTGAATAATTTTAATTTGTCTTTCCTGCTGATTGTCCATATTAATTATTTTTACAACTTTAAAGCAAAATTCATGCCAAAAAATATTAAAACAAAGTTTGAAGGAGTTCCCAGACAATTAAAGAGATTATCTTTTAATATTTCTACCAAAAGGGGCTACTAAATTAACCCTGAATTACACGCATCGAGATGAACCCTGCCTTTAAATAAATAGTTTTTGTCTTTCAAAAACTCTTTTAATTCTAGTTGATGAGAAAGGAATTGGTAAGGCTCATCGGCTTCCATGTAGTTCGCTTCAATTAGTTCCCTTCCTCTTTCAACTCTATGAATAAATGCAATCTTGTCGTCTCCAAAGAGTGATGCTAAATAAGCCCACGCCCAACTTTCTCCGCTTTCTGTAAGGATTTCGCCATCGGTATAATCAATCATTGACTTTATTGCATCTGACCCTTGAGGTGAAAGTCCAACTGAAATAGGATAAATTCTACCTCTAGAGTCATAAGAATGAGGAAAATAAATATGTTCTTCATCTCTATATCTGTTTGCAATTCCAATTGCTAATTGAACTGCTCTATATTTTCCTACCGCAGATTCATAATCTCTCACCTCTGCATTGTATAGTTCAACTAATGAGCCGTATTTATCTCTCGCTTTTTTTATTTGATCCGCTTCTTGTTCACTAAGTTTTTCATCCTTAATATCTTGTTCCCAATTTGAATCCGTACTATCAGGGTATTCTGATTTTACATAATCTTCTCTATTTGGAATCTTAATATCTTGAATAACAATGTCTAGCATTTTAGTATTGATTTTCCAACTAACTGACTGTATGTAATTTACCGTATCGAATATCTTTTTAGAATACTTTGAATAGTTTACTTTTCCTGCTCTAGACCTAATTAAATCATATTGAAAAGTATGATAGCCTCCTAAAATAGAACCATCTTCATCAATATTCCATTCTAAAGGCTTGATAACAATAGGCTCAGGAAAGAAAGCAATGTGTGCATCTGCTGCCAATTTGACAGTAATCGTTTCGGGCAAAGTGCATATATATCTTAAATGCGTGTAAATTTTAGCATCTTTAAAAAGAGATTGCCTTTGAACTTCAAAATATTGGCTTGCTTCAACCAAAACTTCTAAGAATCTCCAAGTAATGTCGAATGATAATTCAGGCATCACCTTTTTTTGAATTAAATTAACTCGCTTATGTCTTGTTGATGATTTTCCATTAAACTCACGGGACGTGTAAGAAGATAATGTTAACAACAACATGGTGTCCATAATCTTTTGTAAAAGGAGTTGGTCGTCCACAAAGTAATCTTGTAATTGCTTTCGGTGAATGTTTGAACACTTACTTTCTATCCAGTCTCTAATCACTTCCACCAACTCTATGGATTCAGTCATTAAAAGTTGTTGACCCAATTGTGTCTGTCCTACCTTTTTAAAAGACCCGTTACTTGATGAAATGTTTTTCCAAACTTTTTTTTCGCCCTTTGATTTCATTTCTTTTTCAAAATCGCACATTTTTTTATTTTTTAGATTGTTTTTAATTTACAAATTAACTCTATTTTATTTTAAATACCTATTTTTAAACCTTTTTATTTGTTTAACAATTATTCTACTTCATATATCCCTATAAATACTATATATATACTCCCTTTTTTTTCAAGGGGGGTGTTTTCTATCTATATGAGTGGAGTTAAGGGGGGTACTGATAATCAATTAGTTACAAAAAAAAAAAAGTAGGGCAATTCTTACGCTGATTAACAACCAAATTGTAAGAAAAACCGCTTACAATTACTACAATTTTAATTGATTTTAAGTAAGTACTACCTACGCACTCCAAAATCACTTTTACGTATTTTACACATCCTGTTATCTGTTTTGTGATGAAAAACAATTCCTTCAATATCATTTTCAGGATTAGATAAATATTCTTTTAAATATTCAAACGAATTATCTTCTAAATTAATTCGTTCACATCCGTGAGCAATTAATTGATGTCCATTTATTTTTTCAGGGTTCCCTTGTATTTTAATTCCGCATAATTCATAAGTATCATCTTGCCACTCTTCTTGTTGGTCGTATGCTTCAAAAAAATATTTATCTTCTTTCTTATTTCTATCGCATTTTAACCAGTGGGGATAATGTCCTGTAATTAAATCAGCTTCTTGACAAGGAATTGCACCTTCAGGTATTTTCCTACCGTTTTTCACATCATATCTTTTATAAAGTTCCCCATTTAAAATAGTACAACTTGTTCCGTCAAATTTCCTAGTCGGAATTCCTTCTTTAAAAGCCCATTCATTTTCAGGATTTACTTTGTTAATTACTCGTCTTAAATTGTTAGGGTTTTTTTTAAATAATGTGCTAATTTTTTTCATTTTCTATTTTTTAAATTAATTTTCTGTAAAGATATAACTTTTATTCTTATAAAACAAAAAACCACTTAAAATAAATTAAGTGGTTAAATAAAATATAAAAATGAATATTAAAATCTGTCATACTTAATTGCGTTATTGGCTGCCCTTCTCGCATCTTTAGGGGACATACCAGCAATCATAATGAAATCCTGCTCCAATTGTTGCACTTCAAAATTATCGTGGCTTAAAAACGCTGTTTCAAGTGTATTAAAATTTTCATTGTCAAAGTTTGGGTCGTTAATTACTGAATTAATTGTACCTACATTCAAAAATTCATTAGAACTGTTAATTTTTTTCATATATTATTTATTTATTTATTTGTTAATTGTTTTTTTAATATAACTAATCTTAACTTTTGATTCCACAAAGTATCTCTATCAAGCTTTGCTATAAATCTACCTTTATGTTGAGCTATTGTTAAATCAGTTTTTAACATTTCTCTACCCAATACATGAGTAGCAAATATATATTTTCTAAAAAAATATTTAGCTGTTTTTAAATTGTTTTTAATCATTTCAATTTCATCTATTACCTTTATTTTTTCATAGGTAATAATTTGAGAATAACCAAAATCTTTTATCCACAAATAACAACTGGATGTGCCTTCTTTTAAAAGGTTTTTTTGTTTTAAGATTGTAACTGAAACTTTATCTATAACAATTTCTTGAGTTAGGTCTAAAATATAATGATTTTTGCCTATTGAACATTTTACTGCTACTACATTTTTAAAATGTTCTTTTACTTCTTTTTCTGTTTTCATATATTATTTATTTGTTAATTGTTTTGTTTATTCTTTCCTCGGCTATTTTGCAATATTCGCTTGACATCTCAGAGCCTATCCAGTTTCTTTTATTAATAATTGACATTTTAGCCGTTGTTCCGCTTCCCATAAATGGGTCATAAATTAAGTCATTTTCATTACTCCATGATAGTATGTGGTCGTTTGCAAGTTTTTCTGGGAATGGAGCTGGATGTCCAGTTTTCTCTCGCCCCAAGGTATAACTAAAAATATTTGGAGCTATTTTAGTTTGATTGGTAGATTTTAATTCCGTTTTTTCATATAGTCTCATAGAGTGATTATTTCCGTGATTTTGCCTCCTTTCTAATCCATATTTTTCAACTTTACCTGGAAACTTACAAGGTATTTTTTTAGGATTAAATGTTTTTGGACTTTTTTTACTTAAAATAAACATAAATTCAAAAGATTGTTCATATCTTTTGTGAGTTAAAGGAACATAGTTTATTTTTTGATATATCATTGTATCGTGTAAATTAAAGCCACATTCTTTAAAAAAAAGTGCTTGCCTAAAACTAGTACCAGTTTCACTACCCTTTAAAGTAGAATCACCCACAACCCAAACAACTACACCCCCTATCTTTGTGGTTCTATATAATTCTTTTGCTATGCTTTCAAAGTTAAATGAATAGCCATTGTACTCCCTTAATCCATCATAAGGTGGAGATGTAACTGTTAAATCAATGAAATTATCAGGCATTTTAGCCATTGTGTTAAGGCAGTTTTCATTGTAGATTTTATTTATTTCCATTTTTTTATTTGTTAATTGTTTTTTAATTCTATTGCTTTTTCTAACCAATCCGAATCCCTGTGGTCTCCTGATTCTTCGTTTCCATCTTCATCAATTGGTAAATATCTACCTGAATTCTTATCATAAAAAAAGTTTACTTCACCTGCCGTTATACCTAAATTACTTTGTTTAACTTTTAAAACTTTGACCAATACTGGGTCAGATGACATATATCCAGTTCTATGAATAACTAAACCGTGATAAGACATTTCATAAAAAGCAGATGATCCCTTAACAGAATAAAAATCAGGAATTTCGTAAGTCTTAGTTTTTTCGTCTTTTCTCATCTTAAAAGGATGTGCCACAACTATAGCCATCACACCCATTTGATGAGAAAATTGAGTTATTGACCTTAGAATTTCCTCAATTTTTTCGTGTCCACTTAATTTTCCCTTAATGGATAGCATATTAAAAGGGTCTAAAACTAAGTACTTCGGATCACCTCCATTGTCCCTAGAGAGTTTAATTTGTTTGGCTGCACATTCTAATATTAGCATAATGTTTCCCCCTATCGTAGTGGTATCTATATGTTTAATCTTACTTACTATAAAATCATAAGCCAATTTAAACCTTTCAATATTACTTTCATCTTTTATGAATGTCGCACAAGTTACATCACAATTCAATAATTTTCTTACAAGTTTTACAATATGCTCTTCGGGGGTTTGTTCAAAACCTGCTAAAATTGTCTCATGTCCATATAGCCTAGCTAAATCTAAAATGCATTGATCCATAAATTCAGACTTTCCAAAACCTGGAATTCCAGTAACTGTAAGTATTCCCGTACCTTTAAATCTAAATATATTAGAAAAAGATTTTAAAGAAATCTCTGAACCTACTCTATCGCCTTCTTTTGCAGTAGACAAAACCTTTTCAAATAGCCCTGAATAGCAAATAAGTCCGTTAGATTCAATTGTTTTTTCTTTTAGGTAATCTATATCCACTTTATTTTTATCGTGGCTTAAAACGCTTGTTTCTTTGTATTCAGAATAATCAAATTCAACTTCCTCTTCATCATCTTGAAAAAACTTATAAGCCCATTTAGTATGTCCCACCTGTTTTGCAACTTCAACTACCTCTAAAAATCTAGTTTTGTTATCCTTTGAGTACTTAAAGTTTTCCTCTGCATAATTTATTACAAAACTTAAATCTTGATTTGGATGATGAAATCCAAACTTTGCCAAATCTAAAACTGCAACTTGAATGTAGTGAAAATTGCTATTTGTTCTATCAGAGATTTCTTTAGCTAAAACGGTATCAAAAAAATCTTCAACATTATCCCATAAATCAATTGAAAAATCACGTTCCTCTAAAACCGAATTTTTAGAAATTGGCTCAGGAAAATAAATAAAAGCTGGAGTAACATCGTAATTAATTACAATTTTTTCATCCCAAGTGACAATCAAACAATCAGTAACGGAAAGGTAATCCACTTTTCCATAAATTGCAAAATTATCAACAAGTTGTTTTCCTATGTTCCTATAATTATCTACTGTTATTAAAAATTGGTCAACATAATAGAGAACCTTTAATCCGTTACCTGATGGGGAGGTCATCACAGCCAATACATGGTTACTTTCTGACATTATATCTGACTTTATATCCTCTAGGTCATCTTCAGGATTTATGTCGTCTATATCAAGTATAATTAAACCGCTGGCTTCTTCAAAATCAACTGCCTTTCTAAACTGATTAAAAATTCCGTGAAATGCAATTGTCGGTAACTGCTTTTTTAATTCAGAATTTCCTTCCCTAATTTTTAATATCTGATTTTTATATGTTCCATCTCTAATATGCTTTAACCAAGACTCTATGGTTAAATCTTTTTTTATTTTTTGTGTTTCTAAAGTGCTTTTAAATGCACTTATTTTTGAATTAAATATACTCATATAGTTATAAATTATTGATATTTAAAACAATTTTTACCCTCTACTTTAGACATATCAATTTTTAAATCTTTTGTTTTTACTAATTTAAAATGATCGGATATATTATTTATCCAAAGTTGACTATTTTTTTCAAGATTATCTATTAAGTGATTGTCTTGAACGGATAAATAATTTTTTCCTTCAGTATACAGGGTACCATTCCACTTAATGCATTTATAAACATTACCTTTTTCTATTTTCATATTAATCCCAGTTTTTAAATTTAGTTTTAAATTCTTCCAATATTAACAAAACTTTATTTGAATTGTCAATTATTTGATCTAAGTTTTTTATAGAATTACTAGACAATTTTACGTATTTTTCAATTGCTTGACCTGCCGTTAAAAAGAAGCATTTATCGATAAAAATAAAAGGCTCTTTTTCTCTTGTAATTTTATTTTGCTTTAATCTTTTTTCTTGAAAGACTAGGATTACTCCATTTTCTTTGTCAGTTTCTAAACTGTAATTCTCGTCTAATTCAATTGCTTTTTTTTTCTTAAATAAATTGTTCATAATTATTATTTTTTTAAATTAATTTTACAAATATACTCTTTTTTATTATTACTTTTACAAATCTATTTTAATTTATAAATATATTTAAATTCTACTTTGCCACCACGCTTTAAATTGTTTTCATTTATATTTAATGTCTTCTTAATATCCTTGCCATACTTAACACTTTTTTCACCATTTCCAATACTTTTACCGTATGAATCTAAGGTAAAAATAATTAGATTATAAGTGTCTGTATCTGAAAGTGTTTTTGAAATATTAAAAGTTATTTCATCCCCATCGTTTAAGTCATTTTTAACCGCATTTAAGAGACTTTCTCCCTGTTTAGTTCTATTAGATTCTTGAAGGTATTTTTCAAACTTAGACGGTCTAAAAATGGTCATTGGGTTTAAGTGAACATTCATAACTAAATCATCTTTCCAAATTTTATATCGATTAGCTACAACCAACTTACACTCATCAACTGTATAGTCTTGCAATCTATTTACAATACCAGTATTTGTAGACTTGCTTTCTGATTTAAAATTTGTTCCGTATAAATTATTCATAAAGCCTATTACCTCAATTACCTTTGGGTTAATAATTTTGCTTTCAATTGATTTTACTGCTAAATTATAGCCACTCCATACAATTGCACCAACTTTATGAAGATAAATTAATTCATCTTTAATTTCATTTATCTTAACTTTTGCTTTAAACTTTGCCAAAGTTAATTTTGAATCATCGTCCTTTAAGAGTAAAATAGTTATTAAAATACCTCTTTGGATTAAAGAAAATCTGTCATCTTGTATAAACGAAATTTTTTCTAAATTAAATTTCATAATTATATTTTTTTATTTATTTCAAAAATATTACCAAAGCTACTTAATTTTCCAAACTTTCCATCAGTCACTACACTTCCATTTGAAAATATAGTATCTAAATTTGCCAACTTCATTTGTCCAGCATTATATATTCCATCGGTTGTATGTATGTGTCCATATAGGTGCAATATAGGCTTAACTCTAAAAATGTGCTTTAAAAGGGCACTGCATCCACAGAATTCTAAGCTATGATTTCTATCATAAGATAAATCTAAACACCCTTTAGGTGGGGTATTTGTAATTAATATATCTGTATCACCTGGTATATTTTGCCACAATTTATCCATTTTATCCCTTGATTTCATAAAGTGCCAGTTTCCAAATGTGGGAGAAAAAGGACTTCCCCAGATTTTAAACCCCTCTATAATAACCTCTTCATTCTCTAGGTAAATTATATTTTTATCCTTACAGATTTTTCTAAATTCTTTATTGCTTTTTGCTATAAATGCAGAATGGTTTCCCGCAATCATAACTTTATGCTTTACATATAGGCTTGAAAACCAATTTATAAAATCTCTACATTCTGACTCATTTTTCCAAGAGTCGTAATAATTACTTTCATCTCCACTAAAAATAATTAAATCAATATCTAAGGGAATAGTTAAAAGTGAATGATATGAATGCGTGTCGCTAAAATGAAATACTTTCATAGTTTTATAAATTAAAGATTATAGACAAAATTGCAATTGTTAATTTAAGGCACAAATAAATTGCCCACAAACCCAAACAGCCAAATAATAATGTACTTAAAATAAAGTTTCTATTTTTCATAATTTCTATTTTTTTTCAAAGTTACAAATACTTTTTGGATAAACAATTTTTTAAACAAAAAAAAACCCACTCTATTTTTAATAAAGTGGGTTTTTGGTTATTTAAATGTTAAATTACTACGTGAGACCATCCAATACCCTGACAAATTTTATCAAATCCAGATCTAGCTATTTTATGTTTAAACTTATCAAATAATTTTTCATTTGATGTATATTTTACGTAACTCTGCCTTATTTCAATCACATCAAGTTCTTTTAGTTTTGTATTAGGGTGATCTTCTCCTTTCAATGAAATGTGATTATCAAAACAACCATTTTTAACAGCATGAATCATATTTTCAGACCTGCTACACCACTCTAAGTTAGATATTCTATTGTCCCATTTAATTGTGTTTTTATGGTTAACTTGTTCTAAGTTTAAATTATTGGTCAAAAAGTGTTCTGCAATTACCCTATGCCCTAAAAAGTTATATC